GGGGCCGCGGCGGCGGTGCGGGCGGCCGCGATCGCGCGAATCCTGCGCACGGGTGCGCGGCGGCCATGAGCGCCGGGAACCTGTTCGCGGACGCGGCCGCGCTGGCCGCGTTGGCGAGCGCGGCGTTCACGTGGTTCCGGGGCTGGCGTCGGCGCGACCGGGACCGGGCCGTGGCCGCGGCTACCGCGCCGTTCACCGCGGGACGGGAGGTGGCGGAGGAGGCTGAGCGGCTGCTGGCGTTGCGTGGGGCGACGTTGCAGGAGTCGGAGCGGCGCGAGAAGGACCTGCGTGACCGAAATGCGGAGTTGCAGGCGCAGAACTCTGCGCAGGAGAAGCAGATCAGCGAGCTCTATGCGCGGCTCGGGCATCTGACGGCGGAGAACTCGGAGTTGCACGAGCTCGTGAATCAGGCGAAGACGCGGGAGGAGTCGGACCGGCGCCGGATCAACGAGTTGGAGGCGAAGGTGCAGGAACTGACGAAGCACCTCGGGCTGGGGCAGTAGGCGCTAGACTGTCCTCGACGACAGCAGTGACGCACGAAGCGGTCTCACCCTCCGGGGTGGGGCCGCTTTCGTCGTGCCCAGATAGACTGCGCGTGGGGCTGCCGACAGCAATGAGCACCACCTTCGCGGGCAGCCGCCCGAGGCCGCTCTTGCGGCGATGCGGGGAGGCGGTCAGCGGCCCGAGGCTGTTCGTAACCCTCCCCATCGGCAGGCCCCTCCTGTGTCGCGCGGGAGGGGCCGCGCCCAGCTACTAGACGTCGCACCTCGGCGCTTTGTCTGGAGCGCGCGCTATCCTTTTCGTAGAGCTTCGGCTCGCCACTCCCACCACACAGAGAAGGTCGGTCTGAGGCTGGGAGGCGCCACCGCAGCGGTGCGACCGCTCGGCACGTGCGCCAGGGTTCCGCGCATGCACCGACCTGAACGCGCGGCCAAGGGCCGACCGCGAACGGCCCCCTCTTCGGAGGGGGCCGTTTCGTCGTGTCCGGACGCGCGTTCGCCCCGCGCGGGCCCGGTGCGCGGGGCGAAGCGTGATGGTGGGACCTCTACGCTAGCGCAGTGGTCCGACAGCGGCCGTGGCTCGCCCTCGCGGGGTGCTCTTCAGCCGGTTAGCGCCATTACTTTTCCTCGCGTCCCTCCCTCTCAGCCCGAAGCCTGGCGCGCCTTGCGGCGACCGCGGCCGTGTTGCCGGCGGTACACACCTCGCACCGGCAGTGGTAATTGACGTAGCCCCCCGCACCGTGGGGGATCTCCTCGGCCGGCAATTGCGCGCGCCTTTGCTGTCGGCCTGACCACTTGGCCGCGCCCGCGCCCTTGCACGCGTCGCAGCGGCATCCGGCTCGGTAGGTGGAGGCTTTCCCGTGCGTCCTCATCCTGATCGGCTCCCCCATCCTCGATCACGGGCTTGGGTGGTTCGGCCGCCGTGCCGGTGAGTGCGGCAGCGACACGGCGACCAGCTCAGGGTCAGAGCCTCTGGAGCGCGTCGCGGAAGCGCTCGAGGGTGGCCAGGTCGGGCAGCACGACCGGGGTGTCCAGCGCCAGCGGCGGCGGCGGCGGGATGCTCGGGTCGTGGTCGGGCAGCGTCATCCAGTCGCGGCAACGCGGGCACTTGGACAGCGCGGGGAGGGGCGTGGTGGGCATGTGGGCCTTCGGTGTAGGCCCCGGCCGGCACCGCTGCATTCGCGAAGCACACGCAACTGCAGGAGGACAGGTGCCGGCCGGGGGGCTTAGGGGCGCTTCGGGGTGCGCGTCACGGTGATCTTGGTGTCCCGATCCTCGGCCTCGTGGTGGTATTCGCCCGTCTCGGCGAGCACCTCCTCGAAGGCCTGCGGCGAAAGGCTCGGCGGGAAGGGGACGCCCCAGCAGGCGAGGGAGTCCTCGACATACCCTCGCGCGTCTTCCAGCGCAGGCATGCCGGGCTTGGTGTAGGTCATCCCGCGGGTGCGCACCACGACGTCATACGCCACGTAGGCCACCTTCATCCCCGGGCGGCGCGAGCTCGCCAATGTCTTCGATGAGCTCGAACAGCCCGAGGGTGCCGGTGCGCCAGAGAAGCTCGAACACCCTCATCGGCGTGCGTGCGAGATACGTCTTGCCGCCGCGCTCATGGGTGCGTTTGACGGCGCCGAGCAAGACGCCCAAGCCGGTCGAGTCGCAGAACTCGACGGCGCCGACCGCCAGCACGATGTCGCCGGACGGAGAGTCGGCCAAGGCCTGCGCGATGTCCTCGCGCAGCCGGGGCGCGGTGTAGAGGTCGAGGATCGCGGGCGCGGCCACCACGGCGCGGTCGTACTCGACGCTCACGCGCAGGGAGGGGGTCTTGGTGCTCACCGGAGCAGGTCCGCCGCGCCGTGCACGGCCGGGGGCTGCGCGCCTTGGCCGACGAGGTGGCGGTGGATCGCGGCGTGCAGCTCGGTGGCGGCGTTCTCGTCGAGTACGAGCTCGTAGGTGGCGACGGTGTAGCGGCCGTCCTTGAGTGCGACCGGGAGTGCCAGGCGTCCGGCGTGCGTGGTGCGCGGGGGTCCGGCGAGTTCGAGATGGTCGATCTGCGTGCTGACGGTCAGCGTCTGGTTCACAGAAGTCTCCCAAAGTGGATGGCTTTGTGAACGTAACGGCTCGTCAGGCTGCTGCCCCGGAGGATTCGTCCGGGAAGAGTAGCCCTCCGGGTTGGATGATCAACCCGGAGGGTTTCTCCGGGTTCTTAGACGGCGACGCCGAGCCGGTCTGCCATGGCGCGCACATCGCGCCGGTAGAGCGACTTGTTCTTGTGCACCAGGTCGCGCACGGCCTCCCGGGCGACCGGGAAGAACTTGATCTCTTCCGGGGACTGCGCCTCGATGCGCTGGAGCATGTAGAGCGTCCCTAGGTCGTCCTTGACCAGGCGGTTCGCCTGCATCACCTCGACCAGGTAGCGGGTGGTGCGCTCGAGCGGCAGTATGCCGGGGACGATTTCGACGTCGTCGGCCAGGCGCAGCGCCTCGGTGGGGTCGCCGTCTTCGCCGGCGAGGTGCACGCTGTGCATCTTGACGTTGGTCGGCCCGAAGCTCGTCCGGAAGTCGTTTCGGTCGGCGCCGAGGCGCTGCGCGACGGTGTCGGCCTGCCGGAGGTAGTCCCAGCCGCGGCTGGACTGCCCGGAGCGGGCGCTGGCGATGACGGCGACCAGGTGCAGGGCGCCGTAGACGGAGATGTATTCGGCGCTGGCGTCCTCGGGGATGGGGGTCATCATGCCGATCATCTCGCGCACCAGGTCCAAGGCGAGGTCGCCTTCGCCGCGGTTGAGCATGATCGCGCCGAGGTTCCATGCGCTGGCGCCCATCCACACCGGGTCGCCGAGTTCGCTCGCATAGGTCAGGGCGCGGTCGGCCGCGGTGCGGGCGAGCTCGCGTTCCCCGAGGCGCTTCAGGAACACCTGCAGGAGGTGGTAGACCTCGATGCGGGAGCGCGCGGCGGCTTCTGCGCCGGGTCCTGCGGCGCGCGTGGAACGGTAGGCCTCTCCCAGCAGGTCCGGCAGGCCCGGTCCGAGCCTGGCGTAGCGGGCGGTGTCGGTGTCGTAGATCGTCCACGCGGCGCTGACGCGCTCGGCCAGGGCCTCGGCGCCCAGGGGGGAGCCGGGCAGCGTGTTGCCGCGCAGTGCGGGCAGCCGCGTCATCGCGGCGCGGATCTCGGCGACGGAGGCGTGCTCGGGTGTTTCGCTCGAGGAGACGGCGAGCGGGTGGCCGGTCAGGTCGACGAGGTCGCGCACGCTGAGGGCGCGGGCGAGTTCGATGAGCATGCTGTACCGGTCGACGGGCAGGATGCCGCGCTCGACCTTCGAGACCCAGTCCTCGGAGCGCCCGACCATGGCGCCGAGGGAGAGCTGGTTCAGGCCCCTGCGTTCGCGGTAGTAGCGGACGCGCTCGCCGATCGGGAGGTCGAGGCTGCTGGTCTGGTCCATCGGGTGCTCCCCGGGGCTTCGGCGCAGATCCGGGTTCGCGCTCCCGGGAGCGGCTGGCTGCCGTCGGGGGCTGTCCGTAGACTGCGTGTTGGTGAATGGCTGTTCTCAGAGTACGTCTGTCGCGGGCGCCCTGGGAACCGACTCGGCCCGACCGCCCTTCCAGGGTGGCCGGGCCGACGCGTTCACACGGCGGCCGCCTACCGATCACGGTCGGTGAGAGGTACGATCCTGCGTCGTCACACAACGTCGCCACTCGCAGGGGGAACCATGAGCACCGAGTCCACGACGCCCACACCCGCACCGAAGCCGCGGGCCGCCACGGCAGCGCGGCCGGTCGACACGATGCCGTTCGAGCGCGAGCACCTGGCGCGCCTGACGCCCGAGGAGCGGTCGGCGATCTATCTGAACTCGATCCGCAAGTCGATGATCTTCTTCGTGGTCGTGGCCGTCGTCGGGATCGTGGCCGCGGTCATCATGGGGATCCTCGTGATCGGCGCCATCCACTCCGGCCAGACCGCTACGACCTCCGGCTTCTGAGCACGCGCACACCGCTACACGAGGGCGCCCCCGGGCTGGGGGGCGCCCTTTCCTATGTGCCTGTCGGTTTTTTTCTGGCGAGAAACGGTGACAGGCATATAGGTTGGACGATACGGTCAAGCCATGGAGCAGCATCTACGAGCCTTCATCTATGACCGGACGTCGCGCGACATCAGCGGCCGCGGCACCGCGAACCGCGACCAGAACATCGAGAACGAGCGGCTGTGCCGCGAGTACGGCTGGGAGATCGTCGCCCGGTTCAGCGACGCCGGGAAGGGCGCCTCCCGCCATGCACGGAGCAAGCGCCGGGACTACGAGGAGATGGTCGAGCGCCTCCAGCGCCGTGAGGCCGACGTGCTCGTCGTGTGGGAGGCCTCCCGCGCCTACCGCGATCTCGAGGTGTACGTGCAGCTGCGCAACCTCTGCACACGCCACAGGGTGCTGCTGTGCTACGACGGCACCGTCTACGACATGACGCGCAGCGAGGACCGGTACCGCACCGGCCAAGACGCCCTCCAGGCCGAGCGGGAGGCGGACAAAATCCGCGACCGGGTGCTGCGCACGACTCGCCTGAACGCCGAGCGGGGCCGTCCCCACGGGCGCACGCCTTACGGCTACCGGCGCGTGTACGACCAGGACACGGGCGAGTTGCTCGAGCAGGTTCCGGACGAGCAGCAGGCGCCGATCGTGAGGGAGATCGCGGAGCGGGCCGCCGGCGGTCAGTCGCTCTACGGGATCGCCCAGGATCTGAACGACCGGGGCGTGCCGGGCCCGTCGGGCGCCCGTTGGATGCCCGAGGTGCTGCCGGACCTCATCACGAAGCCGACGTACATCGCCAAGCGGCAGCACCAGGGCATCGTGATCGGTGACGCGACGTGGAAGCCGATCCTCACGGAGGAGGTCTACTACGCCTGCGTGACGCTGTTTTCCGATCCTGCGAGGCTCACCGCGAAGAGCCGTGCGATCAAGTACCTTCTGTCGGGGATCGCCAAGTGCAGCGTGTGCAAGTTCGTGGTGCGGCCGCGGCGTTCGTACGACCGCGAGAAGTGGTCGTACACCTGCGTTACCTGCTTCAAGACCCAGATGCGCACGCCGGCGCTCGATGACATCGTGACGGGCTCGGTGCTCGCGCATGTGGAGCGGCCCGAGTTCGTGAGAGCGCTGACGGCGGCTGCGGCCGACGATGGGGCGCGTGAGGCGCTGGCGGAGGCGGAGGCGCTCGAGATGCAGTTGGCCGAGGCGCGGGAGCTGGCGGGCCGGTTCGCGAACGGCCGCATGGCGCTCTCGGCGCTCTCGCTGGCGAAGATGGAGCAGGAGTTGGGGCCGAGGATCGAGGGGGCGCGCCAGCGGGCGCAGGCGGTGACCGTGCCGCAGTCTCTGCGGCAGATCGCGGGTCCCGGCGCGCGGGAGCGCTGGGCCGTGATGGAGCAGGACCTCGTATGGCGGCGCGCGGTGGTGAAGTCGGTGGTGGTGCCGTGGCTCAATCCTGCGGGCAAGGGGGTGCGCACCATCAAGCCGGGCCGCTACGACCTGGAGTGGCTGTACTGACGGGCCGTCACGGGGCGCGGGCGCCGAGGGGGATCACAGGGGTTTTATCTAGTCGTGCGGCTCGTCGGGTGCGTCCTGGGCGAGGATGCGGACGGTGTGCGCGGTGGCGTTGATCCGCTTGGTGACGTGGCGTAGCTCACTCCTGATGCCGTGTAGTTCATGCCAGCACCCCCCCGCCATCACGAGCACCGTCAGTACCGCGATACGCACTAGTAGTGTGACCATCCCCTCACGTTAAGCCCCTGAACGGGGGGGACGCGTTCCCTCGTCTGGGTGATTTTTCGCGACCCGGCGTCTAGCGATCTTGATGGCGTTGAGGATCATCTCGCGGTCGATCGGGTCCCAGGTCGCCCACTCCTTCGGGTCGAAGCCGGCGGGTGCGGCGTCGGCGTCGGTGGACGGGCGCGGGGTGGGGGTGCCTCCGTTGAGGATGGTGCGGATGCTGCCGCGTTCCCATTGGAGGGCGCGTTCGATGGTCGCCCAGTTGGAGTCGTAGGGGATCGTGCCGTTCTCCCAGGCGTCCCATGCGGGTCGGGAGACGCCTGCGGCGCGTGCAGCTGCGGATTTGGACAGGCCGAGCTCTTCGCGTCTGGCAGTGATCGCGCCGGCGAGGTCTGGGCCGGTGGTGGGCATGCTCAGATCATTCCTGCTAAGTCTTGCAATGTCTAGCTTTGGTAACGGAACTTGGCGGCAGGGCAGCAGGTATTGCTAAGTCTTGTAAAGAGTCATAAAGTCTCCTCCATGGCAGACACACGGCAGCGAGAGTCACCCATGGTGGCCGTAAACGCCCCCGAGCTGCGGCGCCGTCGCCAGTTGCTCGGTGACAACCAGGCTGAATTCGCCCGCCGCTGCAACATCAGCGCGGGATACCTGAGCCAAATCGAGAACGAAGTGCGTCGCACCGTGAGTCCCGGCGTCTACGTCCGGATCTGCGATGCCCTCGGTGTACAGGATCGCAAAGAGTTGCTCGCCGCTTCAAGGCGTGCGGGAGCCGTGCGATGACCATCACACCACTGACAGCGCCCCCCGCGAGCTCCCCACGCGCCCCCCAGGACGCCGAAAAGCCCGCGCCCTACTCCCGCGAGTACTTCCTCGCACGCCTCGGTCCCGAACTGGTGGCAGACATCGAACGCCGCGTCGCCGAGGCGCCCGCGCCGAGCCCGGCGAAAGTCGAGCAGGTGCGGCGGCTGTTCGCGGCCGTCCCCCTGCCGCGCTCCTAACGCAAAGACGGTCCCCGAGGCAAGTCGGGGACCGCGAGATCCCTCGAACCCTGATCAGAGAGAAGGGACCATGTTCGAACAGCCTACCAGGGGTGCTCACCGCGCCCCCCGCCAGCAGCGCCGCTGGTTCAAGCGCACGCGCCCGGCGTGCGGCCCGATCCCGCCGGTGCCCGTCGCCGAGGAGCCGGTGCTCCCGTCGATGGACCTGCCGGACGGGAGTCTTCTGCGCCAGCGCCCCCGCGACCGCGTCGTGCTGGCGGTCACGGACACCGGCTCGGCGCGGATCGGGCACTGGCTGCCCGCGGCGTTCGCGGCGCAGCCGCGGGACGTGGTCGAGGTCATCGACGCCTCCTCGCCGCACTTCGAGCGCGTCGGCACGGTCGACGCGGTGAGCGGGACCGTGCGTCCGGCCGTGGTGGAGATCCCGGGGGTGGGCACCGCGTATTTCGAGCACGCGCAGCTCGGCCTCGTGCAGCGCCCGGCCGCGGACACGCTGGTGGCCGATGCGCTGGCCGAGCTGGACGACCTGCCGCTGATGGGCGGTGCGTCCCGATGAGCGAGTACCTGATCTGGTCGCACGAGCACGGCGCGTGGTGGAAGCCCGCGCGGCGCGGATACACGCACTCCCACTCCGAGGCCGGCCGCTACTCGGAGGCAGCAGCCCGGCAGATCATCGCGGACTCGGAGCCCGGCTGGAAGCGGGGGACGGTGCCCCCCGAGATGATGATCCGGGTCCCCAAGATCTGCATCGCGCTCACGCTGGACATGGCCGTGGCCGAGGCGACCGAGCGCATGCTCGCCGCGAGGAACCACGTCGAGTCGCTGCTCGACGACATCGAGCAGCAGCCGCGCGAGGACGTCGACGCCGAAGACGGTGCTCGATGAGCATCGAGACCGCTCCCGCGTTCCGCATCACCACTGAGCGCTCGCACCTGATCCGCGAGCGCGGCCACGCCGCCGAGTCCGTCCCCGAGCTCGCCCTGGACGCGGTGCTCGCGAAGCTCGCCGAGGCCCTGCTGCCGCGCGGGCAGTTCACGAAGGAGGCGATCGCCGAGGCCGTGGAGGCTGCGGTGGCCATCGCCCACCGGCTCGCAGGGGTGGCCGTGTGCGGCGGCTGCGACCACGGCTGGGGTGATCACGTGGCGATGCGCGGGTGTTTCGAGTGCGCGTGCACCGCGCGCCGCCCGCACGCCACCGAACTCCAGGCAGCAGTCGGAGGTGTCCGGCCGTGAGCGAGAGAACCGGCTGGATCCGCTTCTCGGGGAGCCTTGCGGGCCCGCGTTTCGACGCGGCCGAGCTGCTCGTGGCCGACGACAAGATCGCCGAGCTGGTCGAGCTGACCGCGGAGTACACCCTCTCGACGGGCGGCGAACTGATCCACTTCCCGCAGCGCGCCGACGTCGACGGCATCTTGACCCACTACGTCCGGGCGCGCCCGTCGACGCCCCTCGGGCGCCAGGAACGCGACCAGCTGATCGGGGCCCGCCTGATCCGGCGCTTCGGCCTGGAGCCGCACATCGTCGTGCACCTGGCCGACGGCGTCGTGCTCTGGACCGCAGGAGTCCGCGCAACGCAGTCGGCGGCTAGCTGGGCAGCTCGCAACGAGGTCTGCCCGGTGGTCTGCGACGTTCGCGGAGTGGTGGGCACGCACGCCGAGAACGACCTCGACGAGGTGACGTGCAACGCGTGCCGCGTGCAGGCCGAGGCCACGACCCTCGCGGCGTGGCTCGTGCAGGGATGCGGCGTCGAGTCGCTCCTGGTCAAGGGCGAGTGGAAGTACCAGCCCGTCGCCCCCATCCGCTCCGCCCTACCCGAGGAGGTGTCGCGGTGACGCGCGCCACGGACGCTATCGGCCGCTACCGGGCCGCGCGGGACTTGAAGCGCGGCGATCACGTGCGCCTCGGTGACGGGCGCTGGGCGCTGGTCCTCGACGCTGCGGTGAGCAAGAAGCTCGGGCACGCCCAGAACTCGCGGCCCACCGTGTCGGCCGGGCTCCTGGTGGACCTGCGCACCACGGAGGGCCGGGAATGGCCGGCCACGGAGCAGGTGTGGTCGCGCAGTCCGGCGCAGCAGGTGCAGTACATGGAGACCGTGATCGTCGAGGCGCGCACGGCGGCGCAGCTGGCGCGGATCGCGCAGGACAAGGTGCGCGCGGCCGGGGGTGCGGCGTGACGCTCATCGATGAGGAGACCGAAGCGCCGGCGGTCCCGGAGGTCGAGATCACCGGGCCCGGCGTGTACGACATGCCCGCGGACCAGTACCACCGCAGGCCGGAGCTCAGCTCGTCGGGGATGCGCAAGCTGCTCGCGCCGTCGTGCCCGGCCCTGTTCAAGTGGGACCAGTCGCACGCGCAGCCGCCGAAGGACGAATTCGACTTCGGGCACGTGGCCCACAAGATCATCCTCGGCGCAGGCGCCGAGATCGAGGTGCTCGACTTCGACTCGTTCCGCACGAACGCGGCCCGGGACGCGAAGGCGCAGGCCTACGCCGAGGGGAAAGTCCCGATCCTGGAGCGCGACTACGCCAACGCGAAGGCGATGGCGTGGCAGGTCAAGAACCACCCGATCGCCGGTCCGCTGCTGACGGACGGGCGCGGGGAGCAATCGCTGTTCTGGAACGACCGCGCGACCGGGCAGTCGCTGCGCGCCCGGGTGGACTGGCTGCGCAACCCGCGCAGCTCGCGGCTGATCGTCGTGGACTACAAGACGACGACCAAGGTCGATCCCCCCTCGCTGGAGAAAGCGATCTACGACTTCGGCTACCACCAGCAGGGCGCGACCTACCGCGAGGGATGCATGGTGCTCGAGCTCGGCGACGAGCGCACGGTGGTCAACCTGGTCTTCCAGATGAAGACGGCGCCCTACCTGGTGCACGTCGTGCAGCTCACGCCGGGCGACCTGCAGCTCGGGTCGGCCCGGAATCGGGCGGCGATCCGCATCTACCGCGAGTGCATGGCCTCGGGTCAGTGGCCCGGCTACGACGAGGTGAGCCATATCGAGATCCCCGCTTGGGCTCAGGCCCGCGAGCAGTTGGAGTACCTGTGAGTCAGCAGATGGAGTTCGCCCCGGCCGTGGCCGAGGCCGGCCGGGTGGGCCAGGGGACGGTCATCGAGCAGTCCCGCGCCATCGCCGAAGTCCAGGCCCTGGTGGTCATCGCGCGCCAGTACCCGCGCGACCGCCGGTCTTCCACCGTCCGCATGCTCGACGCGTGCGCGCAGGTGCAGCTCGCGAAGAAAGCGTTCTATGCGTTCCCGCGCGGCGACGACACGATCTCGGGCCTGACGATCGACGCGGTCGCCGAGCTTGCCCAGGCGTGGGGAAACATCGACTACGGCCTGACCGAGCTGCGCCGCGACGATATCTATGGGCAGTCCGAGATGCAGGCCTTCGCCTGGGACCTGGAAACCAATGTGCGGCACACGAGCAGGTTCATCGTGCAGCACGTGCGTGAGACCAAGCGCGGCAACTACAAGGTGACGAGCCCGCGTGACATCTACGAGGTCAACGCGAACATGGGCAATCGGCGCATGCGGGCGGCCGTCCTGAAGGTGCTGCCGCGCTGGTACAAGCTCGAAGCCGAGGAGGCTCTGAAGGCGACCCTGGCCGCGATGGTCAAGGCTGGCGGCAAGTCGCTGGCGCAGCGCATCGAGGACGCTGTCGCGTGGTTCGGTACGGAGTTCGCCGTCACCCGCGACCAGTTGGAGTACAAGCGGCGCCGACCGAGCGCGCAGTGGGGCGACGAGGACCTGGTGCAGCTTCGGATCCTCGGCGACAGCCTGAAGCGCAAGGATCTGGCGCTGGACGAGGCGTTCCCGCAGGCGAAGGTGACGGCCGAGGAGCTCGCGCCGAGCCAGGAGGCGAACCCGGGGCCCGTGGCGGACGCTCCGGCCGAGACGCCCCCGGTCGAGCACCTCGACCATCCCGAGGGCGACTGGATGGACGGCTGCCCCGGCTGCGTCGCGGAGTCGGACGCGGTGGATCAGGGGGCTGACGATGGCGACGCTTGACGTCGAGCTGCTGCGGCGCGTGCTCGAGCGCGTCCAGTACTACCCGAACGGGTGGGACCCGACCCGGATCGCGCGCCGGGATCCTGTGGACCGCGACGGCTGGCGCTACCTCGTCTTCGGTGTCGAGGGCCACGCCATCGAGTCCGTGCACGACGACGCGCTGTGGCATTGGCTGCCCGACCCGGACCGGGACGGCGCCGAGTTCGCGCTGCTGGTGACCGTGGACGGGTCGCGGAAGAAGCCGGGGCGCAACGCGTCGTTCGTCGCGCGCAAGCTCCTCGGCCTCGACGTGGAGCAGGCCGAGCGGCTGTTCGGTGCGGCCACGATCGAGGAGCTGCGGCTCGTCGTCGACCGGCTGTGCGCGGGTGCGTCGTGAGGCGCCTGGCGCCTGCGGCGCTGCCCTCTCGCGACGGCGCCGACCTCGGGTTCGGGAATCTGCGCCTCGCCTGCATGGCCGCGATGGTGCCGCTGCGGGACGTGGACGGCTGGGCGCTTCCCGGCAGTCAGGTCACGGTCGCGGTCGGGGCCGCGCGCGACGGGGCGAGTCTCGTCGGGGGCGTGGAAGGGCTCCGCGACGCGTTCGACGGGGGCGCGCTCGCGCTCGGGAGCCGCCTGGTGGCAGGGCGCCCGTTGGACTCGGAGCTGCTGGTGCTCGCGAGCGTGCTGCGCTCGCCCGTGGCGGACGAGGCGATGCCGTGACGCGGGGGCTGGCGCCGGGCCAGCAGTTGAAGCCGTGCGGCACCCCCGCCGCGGCCAGGAGGCACCTGCGAAACGGCGAGGAGCCGTGTGAATCCTGCCGGGACGCGGAGAACCGACGGCGCCGCAAGAAGTCCCGTCAGCAGATGCTGCAGCCGTGTGGAACGCCCGCTGCCTACGCCCGTCACCTGAAGGCCAACGAGGCTGCGTGCGTGCCGTGCCTGCGGGCGCATGCGCGTCGCATTCGCGAGTTCCAGGCGGCTGCGCGGGCGCGGCGTAAGGCCGAACGAGCCGAGGCGGTGTCCTGATGCTGCGTCCGTCGGTGCTGGATCTGGTCGTCGAGCTCGGTGGCCCCGCGGTCGCGCTGGCACTGCTCACGTGGTCGTGGCTGCGCCCCCATCCGCCCCATCCCCGGCGCCGGGACGACGAACGGTCCTGACGCCCCTTTGAACTGCTCGCCGCGCCCGACCCCCTCCGGGCGCGGCGAGCGCTACCCGAATCTTCATATCAGGAGCCTTGCATGACCGACCTTTACGAGAGCAACGACGACCTTTACGACGAGGACCGGCGCGCGCAGGACGCCGTGGAAGACGCGAAGTACGACTTCCCGCCGAAGGAGGAGCCGGACGACTGGCAGCAGGGCGAGCCGACGCACTACCAGCACGCCGAGGAGCTGCTGGCCGAGGCCGCCGATCTGCACGGGCGCGGCGATGACGAGTGCTACGCCCTCGATGCTGCCGCCGCACGCGCGACGCTCGCCGTGGCCGACCAGCTCGCCAAGGTTGTGTCGCTGCTCAAGCGCGAACGCAGCCCCGAGCCGCTCGCCGAGCACGACGTCGCCGACCGGGCGTGGCTCGACTCGAACCCGTTCGCTGCCGCTGTCGGTGTGGGTTCGGTCTCGCCGACCGATCCGGCCGCGCTCGGCGAGTGGCTGCGCGGGCTGCCCGACGGCACGATCTTCCGGGGCGCGAAGGGCCTCGGCTGGCAGCTCAACGTGGTCGCCGTCACGAGCTTCCTGGTGGCCCCGTACACGTTCCGGGCGTTGACGTCGACTGCGGGCGAGGAGTTCCGCATCGACATCGACGTCGACCTCCCCGCGCTCGCCTTCGGCGCCCCGTTCACGGTGCTCGCCCTGGGAGCCCCGCAGGATCAGTCCGACGAGCCGCCTCGCCACCAGCGCACTACACAGGTCGCCGCCGTGGGCACGCTCCTCGAAACCCTCGCGCGGCCGGACGGAGGCGACCGTGATGCCTGACTCGCCGAGGCTGCTGCGCCGCGTACCGGGCTACCCATCCAGGCTGGGACCCAAGGCGCTGGCCACCCGAAGTGCGCTGATCAGCGCACTGGAGGAAGAACTGCGATACACGGCCTGGCGCGAGATCTTGGTCGGCGATCTCGCCCGGAAGGCTGGCTGTTCTTCGGCGACGTTCTACCAGTACTTCCCGGACGTGTGCGCGGTGTTCCGCGCGCTGCTCGAGCGACTCGAGGAGGAGGGGCGCAAGCCGAGCGCCCACGTGCAGCTGATCGCGTATCTCGTGGACTACGAGCGGCAGGAGCTGGGCCGTGGCTGAGGCGCCTGCGGACATCGTGCGGCGCGCCGTCGAGGGGGTCCTCGCCGACTTCGGCGATCCGTTCGCCACCACGCTCGCCGAGCTGCTCGGGCACATCGCCACCGACATGGCAGGCGCCGAGGCCTTCGAGTGCAAGGCGATGGGCGCGGTATCCAGCGAGTCCGACGGATACCGCGCCGACTGGACGGCGGCGCTGAAGCTAGCCCGCTTCTACGGAGGCGCCCCGGTCGAGGGCGCCTCTCCTCCGGGCTCGACCCCTTGAGCTGGTCGCCCCGCCGGCGCCGCACTCGCCGGCGGGGCGGCCGAACCACCTGTACCCGCTTACGTCACAGATTGGAGGTCGCCGTGTCAGTCGGTGTTTTGTGCGGCGATCGCGATCGCTTCGAGGACGGCCTTGGCGTTGGCCTCGACCCATTCGGCGAGCCATGCGGGGACGATCGCGGCGGTGCGCTCGTCACGGTTGGTGACGTAGACGATGGGAAGTTCGCCCAGGTCGCGGCGCGCTTCGCGGGCGGCCCGGGTGATGCGACCGAAGCGCTTGTAGACGTCGCCGGTTGCGAGTTCGTCCTTGGTCACTTTGATTTCCTCGGGTTCCTTGGTCATGGCGGGAGTTTAGCGGGATCTCCTTGGCATCCTAGCTTGTCACGTGGTCCTTGTCTTGCTTGATCTGTACTTCTAGAACTTCAAGAACTTGGATAAGATAGTCCCAACCATTCCCGATGACGAAGAGGAGCGAGATGAGACTTGAGGAGCGCGCCGACGCCGACGGCAACGCGCCCCCCGCCGGCTTCGCGCTGTTCCGCGTCGGCGCCGAATGGCGGGCGTGCGGCTGCGGGAGCGCCGACGAGATGCGCGCGATCGTGGCCCTCCTGGATCAGCTCGCCGGACGCCCCGACGGCCAGCGGGTCGCACCTGAACCCGACACGCGCGCGCTCGCCGAGCGCTTGGCCGACATGACCGACCGCGACGACAGACCGGTGATGTGGAACATGGGCTACAAGCTGCGCCGCGAACTCCGGGAAGCCCTCGGTTCAGAGATCACCGGGCTGCAGCGGCTCGTCGCCCTGGAGATCGCGGACGACGCCAACGACATCACCCGCATGAGTAGGGCCACCCTCGACGATCTGGTGCGCTGGACCGGCGCCAAGGACGGGAAGGTCGTGCGCACGATCCTCAAGCGGCTCGCCGAGGCGGGATGGGAGTTCCGGGTCCCGATCGACAAAGGGAAAGACGGTCGCACGCTGTATGCGATCCCGGGCAGGGCGTTGACGTTCCGGGTCCCCGAGTGGCCGGAAGGGGTAACCCCGGTTACCCCTTCGGCCGAGCAAGGGGTAACCGGGGTGGCTTCCGAAGCTACCGGGGTAGCCACCGAAGCTACCCCGGTAGCTTCCGAGACCACGGGGGTTACCCCCCTCTCCTCATCCCCTCAGAACCCCTCCTCTCTCTCTGGCCCGGCGCGCATCCTTCGCGCGGCCGCCGTCGTGGCCGAGCTGGAGGAGAGAGAACTCCTCGACTGGATCGCTAAGGCCTACAAGCCGCGCGGCATCGGCTGGTGGCGCACCGTCGCCCGCAACGGCGACCTCGCCGCCATCGCCGACCAATGGCGCCGCGCCCCCACCGGGCCCGATCCAGACGCCCCCCACACCATCACGGCGCCCCCGCCACCCGAGTGCGTCGAGTGTCGCGTCGCAATCAAGGGACCGCTAGCTGCCGACGGTCTCTGCATCGAATGCCGAACGGAAGTGGACGCATGACCCTCCCTGCCCGTGACCCGATGCGCGAGGCCGGCCGTCGCTGGTGCCCGCGCTGCCGGACCGAGGCCTTTCCCCGCGACGCCATGTGGCTCGGCGAGGACCTGATACTCGCGACCTACGAGCCCCTGTGCGAGCACCAGGGCGAGACCACGCAGCTCGTGGTGCCCTCCGAACTCACGGTCGCCGGGGATCGCTGCCGGGGCTACACGGTGGTGGGCACCTGGTGCCGCAACCGGCCGCGCCGCGACAGCCAGTACTGCGCCGCCCACGAGCACCAGGACGCCGACCGGGGCGCGCGATGACCAAGGCCGACCCCCGCGCCGTCCGGCTCTTCCTCGGCTACCTGCTGGCCTGCTACGCGATCGTCGCGTCCGCCATCGCCACGATCGCCGCGCTGCTCACAACCAGCTTGATCACCGTCGAGGGCGTGACGCCCCTCGAGGAGTTCGTGGCTATCGCCGGGGTCTTCTTCATCGCGGCCTCAGTGCTCGGCGCGCGGATCTTCCGCGCGCTTGAGGACCGAAGCGGGGGCGCCCGGTGACCGACCCTCCCCGTTGCCGCCGCTGCAGGCGCCCGCTGCGGACCGACGCGACCGACCGCGGAGGCCTCGGCCTCGGCTGCTGGCGGATCGTGCGCCGACGGCGGCGTCGACTCGCCCGGCAGGGATTCCCCGGCATTCGGGCGTACCGAGCCTACGGACATGTACCGGGACAAACCGTGATACCCATCGACGACAGGACTAGACCATGAACGCCGCACGGCTGATCCGGATCAACGAGCTCGCCAAGGGCGACCCGCTGATCATCGGACAGGAACTCGTCAAGGTCATCGAGGAGCAGGAAGTCGAGCTGGCCCGGCTGCGCGCCGAGGCCGAACAGGCCGACGCCCCCGAAGAGTCCGAGCCCATCACCGACATCGTCCAGCTCATCGTGCCCGTGGGCCCCCTCTGGGACAGGATCAAGGGCTACCTGCGCCGAGACGGCTGGGCCGCAGCCGGCCCGATCCCGCTCGCCGAGGACCCCGTTCCGACCTACGTGCTCCAGCCGGTCGAGGCCGCGCCGGCCGCCGACGAGCGCCGGACGGTCGCCTCGTGAACCGGCGCCTGAAGTGGCTGATCGCCCCCCTCGCCGTCGCCCTGGCCGCCATCGCCACGTTCTTCGCCGACTGCGGCGACCAGGACTGCGCCTACTGCCGCCACCCGACCGAGAAGGACCCCCGATGAGCCCCGGGGACCGCCTCCTGAACTGGGTCCTGGCGTGCTGCTCGATCGTCGCGGGCACCGTCGCCACCATCGCCGCGCAGCTCGTGGCCGACTTCTCCACCATCTCGGGGCTCACCCCCCTCGAAGTGTTCTGGGCGACGCTCGCGCTCCTCACCGTGGCGTTCGGGCTCGCCGCCGGTGCGATGCTCGCCCACCTCGAAAGCCTTCTCGACGACAGGAATGACCGATGACCGAGACGATCACCGCGCCCCCCGCGCGCCGGGCGCTGACCGCCGAGCAGCTCGCGACCGAAGCGATAGCCCGCTTCGGCGAGGACCCCCGCAACTGGGCGTTCCGCTGCCCCACCTGCGGCGACATCGCCACCGGGAAGGACTTCCCGCCCGGGCAGCGCTCCCGCGTCGCCGCGGAGTGCGTCGGCCTGCACGTCGAGGGCCGCGGCTGCCAGCGCACCGCGGCCGCCGGGATCATCCCCGGGCCGTGGCTCATCGAGCTCGAGGACGGCACCGTGCTGCCCTCCTTCCCGCTCGCCGACGCGCCGCCACAGACGCCCCAGAAGGCCGTGCACGACTCGCCGGGCACACCCGGACCGGAGCGCGCCGAAAGACCGCCAGCGCCCCCCACGGTGCCCGCATGCACCCTCCGGCTCGAACGCGGCGCACCCCCCATGCGCATCAGCCGCCCCGACGGAGAATTCGTGCTCGATCTCGACCGCTGGACCTACCGCGTCGCCCTCACCCCCGACCACTCCATCCTCGGCTACCGCGACATCGACGACGCACGCCTCTGCACGATCTTCGCCGACCCGACGACCGCCCTGTTCGGCGCATTCCTGCCCCTCGACGAGCAGCTCCCCGCGGTGCTCAAGCACATCGCCGAGTACGGCCTGCCGATCACCGGCGCCGAGATCGCCGCGGCGCGCTTCCTGATCGTCGAGGCCTGCGTCCAGGACACCGCGGCGCCCTCGGCGCCGTCGATGCCCACCCCGTCGGCCGAGTACCTCACGGGCCCCCAAGGCAAGTACTGGACCGCCGAGGACGGCTGGGCCGAGGACCACGTCTACGGCTGCAGCTGCCACCTGTCCGCGCCGTGCGTGCGATGCGAGTCCCTCGACGTCTGCGAGCACTGCGAGACCGAGGTCCTCGTCCCGGCCGCGGACATGTGCGCGCACCTCGACACCGTCCACCCCGAGGTCGAGCACCACGCCGAGGAGGCGTGATGGACGCGAACGTCAACCCCCACGAAATGGTCGCCCGCACCGGCGCCCTGCGCACCGGCCGCAACCCGGGCGCCGAGAAGACCAAAGCGGTGTCGATGATCCGCCGCTTCGCCCCCGACCCCGAAGCCGCGCTCATCGCGCTCGCCGCGTGCGGGCTGACCGACCCCTACCAGCCGCTCCCTGGCATCCCCGACGCGGGGCTGTCCGTCGTGCGCCAGGCCGGACAGGCCACGCACGGCTGCCGCGCGGGCGTCGCCTGGCACCGGGCACAGCGCACGTCGCTGTGCGGGCCGTGCAGGAAATGGGAGTCCGCCACGCAGCGCATCCGCGCCATGAAGGAAGGGGACTGAGATGCCCGACGAGATCCCCCAGATCCAGATCTGCGGAGGGCCGACCCCGAACACGTCGAAGGTCACCCTCTACCGGTACGTCTGCCCCTACTGCGACGGCAGCGGTCAGTGGTCCGAAGGCGAGCGGTGCATGAACTGCCACGGCTACGGCCTGACCGACGAGGAGGGGATCAGGGGCTTCGAGCAGCACGAGATCGTTCTGGCGCCCACGCCCCCCGCTGTGATGCGCAACCCGTGCATCGACTGCGCGTACCGGCCGGGCTCGCCCGAATCCGAGACCGGCGTCGCGCCCGGAGCCCTGAACCCGTTCTACTGCCACCACGGCCTTTTCCGGCAGGGCGACGGCTACGTCTCGGCCGCGAACCTCGACAACGGTCTCCCGCTCGGCGCGATGGTCTGCGCCGGATGGTGGGCGCTCGCCAGCGGGCAGCCGCTGCCCGACCGCGAGTTCCGCGATCCCGGGGGCTCCGACCGCAGTGCTCAGGCGCCCACCTCGGCGACGGAGGCGTGAGCGTGGCCCGCCTCACCGAACAGGACCAGGCGTCGCTCGCCGAGCGCCTGATCGACATCCCTTGGGCCGTGTACCTCCAGGGCGTCGACCGGATCATCTACTGCCCGTGCCTCTGCCTCCAGCAGCCGTGCATCGACGCGTTCAACAGCGGGAGCGCCGACAAGTTCGCCCGCGCTACCGGCCGCACGGCATCCGTGTTCGACCGCGGCGGCTTGGCCGAGGTCGAGGTCACCGCGTACGTCCTGCACTACGGCGTCGTCTGGACCTACCGATGACCGCCCCCACTCCGGACCCGCGCCACCGTGCCGTCGAGACCATCGAACGCGGCCTCATGGCCATGGCAGGCGAGCCGCCCGCGTACCTCGCGCGCGCCCTCGTCACGCGCCTGGAAGCAGCCGGCCTCGTCATCCGCGACGCGACCCCGCAACGCCCGTGGGGCCGGTGCGAGTTCCACGAGCTGCCGCAGCCGTGCGCGGGCTGCGCGGGGGACGCGAAGGCCAAACACGACGCCGAAGAGGCAACCTGATGGCCGCGCGAGCCTCCGCTCCGGAGCTGTCCGAGGCCGCGTTCCAGCGGCGCATCCTCGACTTCGCCCGGCTCACCGGGTGGATCGTCTACCACACCCACGATTCGAGGAAATCAGAACCCGGATTCCCGGACCTCGTCGGCGTCAACGCCGAGCAGCAACGGATCATCTACGTCGAGCTGAAATCCGACCGCGGACGCCTGACCGGCCCACAACGCCGATGGCTCGACAAGCTCGCCCGGGCCGGCGCCGAGACCGCCATGTGGCGCCCCGCCGACTGGGATGAGGCCGTCGCCGTCCTGCGCGGCAAACTCCTGCCCGTACCGTCCCCCGATAAGCCCCGGGAGGGCCCGTGACCTCGCGCACCCCGCGCCCGGAACGCTTCAACATCACCCTCCACACCAGCGGCCGCCCCCGACGCCTGACCGACGACCGCGACTGGACCGAATCCGCCGTCTGCGCCGGAACCGACCTCGAGCTGTTCTTCCCCGCACCCGGCTCCCACGGCGCGCAGGCCAAGGCGGTCTGCTTCGGGTGCCCCGTCATCGAGGACTGCATCCTCGACGCGCTCAGCGCCCCGTGGCTCGACGGGGTCTGGGCCGCGACCACCGCGCCGGAGCGCGCCCGGCTGCGCACCACGCTGCACACCGACCTTCTGACCGAGGAGCAGCTACGCGTGTTCGCGGCGCGCTTCGCCGGCCACGTGCGTGCGCGCATCGACTTCAACCCGGCCCTCGGGCCGGACCGCGACCAGGAGGACTAGACCATGGAAACGACGAACCCCGCGCTCACCCGCGTGCAACTGCGCACCCTGCTCGCGGTCACCCGGGGCGAGATCTCCAAGCCCGCGCCCGGCATCGACTACGACGCCCATACCTGGCGCGACGGCGCCCGGAACGGCCGCGCGGTCACCGCCCCGGTCGAGGCGCTCATCCGGAAGGGCTTCGCGCGCATCGCCGACGAGCCCGTCGACGACCGGGTCCTGGCGCAGGCCACCCCGCGCGGCCACGAGGCGCTCAGCCGGGCGGCGCACCGTGGACGCTGACGAGCGCGGCGCACAGGCCGACTTCGACGGCAACGTCCTGCTCCCCGCCGTCGAGCCGTTCGTGCTCCGGGCCGTGGACGCTGCGGCCCACCGGGACATGGACGCCGTCGCCGAGGCGTGGAACTCCATCCTGGCCCTCGGCGGACGCGCCCTGTTCATCGCCCTGACCGCCCTGTCCGAGATGGCCGTCCTCGGCCTGAAGATCCCCGAAGGCGCCCTCGGCCCGATGCCGGTGATCCGCTGGCACCCCAGCGGCGAACCAGACGACCCCGGCAAACCCATCGACCCCGACGACCCCGAGCACGCCGCCATCGCGTTCGTCGGGAGGTTCTGCGCGGCCGCCGTCTCGAAGGACCGCCCGATGCAGCGCGACCTGATGGAGGCGCTCGCGTTCCCGCCCGGCCGAGACGTGCCGGACGCGGCGTCGGAGGAGCGGATGGCCGACGCGTTCGCGATGCTCGCCCAGTGCGCGGCCGAAGGCATCGAACGCGAGCGCATCCGGCGGCAACGCACCCACCGGCATCCCCGCGCGCGACGCCATTCAGGCCACTGACTTAAGGACTGGATCATGACCGACATCACGACCCCCGCACCCGAGCGCCCGTTCGACCCCGGTGTTGTCGCCCGGCTCCAGGCGCGCATCGACAAGCGAGACCTCTGGGGCATCGAAGCCGACGTCCACGAAATCCTGCGGCAACTCGCCTACGCCAAGACGTCGCGCCACGAGCTCGCCGAGGACTGCCGGAACTGGCGCGGCCGCTACGAAGAGACCCGCGGCCGCCTCGAAGCCGTCCGTTCCCTCGCCAAGGAATGGTGCGCCTACGCCGAAGCCCGCACCCAGGACAACCCCACTGCAGCCTTCGCCGCCGGGAACGCACTCGGCCAGCTCCTGCGCGTCCTCGATGGCGAGAGTGCCACGTGAGCGGCCACAGAGTATCCAAAACCGACATGAAAGCCATCACCGAATGGGCCCGTCAACAAGGCTGCGACGTACAACTCAGCCGCGGCCACTGGCGCATCACCTACCAGGGGCGCCTCGTCGGCGCCATCGCATCCTCGCCGGGCGACCCGCGAGCAGTCCTCAACGCGAGGAGCTTCCTGCGCCGCAACCTCGCCAAGATCAAGGAAGGCCAGCCGTGAGCGGCCACAGCGACCCCCTGCGCGGCGACGACACCGGCGAACTGATCGCCCTGGTCGCCGTGGTGCTCGCCGTGACCGCCGTGCTCGTCTTCTTCCTCAACCTCGGAACACCATGACCCTCACCCCCTTCGCGATGCCCGGCGCCAAACGACCCGCGCCACCACCCCCGGACCTCGAAGCCATCACCATCGACCAACCCCTCGAGCCGATCCGCGGCGCCCCGACGCCCCTCCCGGGCCCTCCCGTCAGCCGGCACCTCCCGCTCTACGGCATCCAATACCTGCGCCGCGAAGCACTCCGGCTCGCCGTCCAGCGCTACCACGACATCGACGCCACCGACAAAGAAATCCTCGAAACCGCACACTTGTTCGCCGAATACATCCGCAATGGGAAACACCCCGAAAGGAAATCGTGAAGTTCATTCGCAGACGCACCCGCAAACAACTGAAACGCGAATACGAACAGGCCGCACACGTCATCGCCTGGACCCCCATCGCGATCGCCGGCATCGCCATCGCGATCCTGCTCGTCGTCGGCGCCTTCTGGCTCGCCATCTGGCTCATCACCGCGTCCTCCGGCACCCGCGGCAACGCCGACGTCACCCGACAGCACAACTCCGGCCAGAACCAGGTCGCGCAGAACACCACGTTGCTCAACGCCAGCGCCGTCGTCACCTCAGACGAACAGAAAATCAAGATCCAAGCCGCCAACATCGCCACCCAGCAAGACCGCCTCGACCTCGCCGGCCTCGAACAGAACTGCCAAACCGACGTCGCCACCTACAACGCCGACGTCCGCAACATCCTCGCCACCGGCTACCTCCCGGCGGCCCTCCCCACCTCGTACGCCGCCACGGCATGCGACACCCCCACCCCAACCCCCTGAAAGGCACCCCCGTGAAGAACAGCAAAACCCGAAGCCACCTGCGGCGCGTCCGCGTCGGCATCACCAGCGGCATCCTCGTCGTCGTCGCGGCGGTCGCCCTCGCCGCGTGCACCGGCAGCAGCGGCGGCGGCTCCCAGTCAGCGGTCAACGCCTCCAACTCCACCGCCCAGATCGAATACAACGAGTTCACGAAGGCAGTCCCCTACCCGTACGCCAACGCCGCCCCCTCGAACCCGCTCGAACGCGAAAACGCAGCGCGCCGGCTCGTCGAGTACAACAGCAAGGGCGACACCAACTACGTCTACATCCAGACCTTCTCCGGCCAGGTCGTCGGCTACTACATCACCGACGGCAAGGTCAGCTCCACTAGCACCGAGATGACCTCTACCCAGCAGGTAACCAACTGCGGCGACCAGAACAAGGGCGACGGAGGCGGCTGCTCGGTCACCGACGCCATCGGCGACGACGGCACCTACGGCGGCGAGGAGGGCGGACAGTTCGGCGTGTTCTTCTTCACCGCCAGCGGCACCCTGGTCGAGACGGACGACCCGGTCATCATCTCCTCGGAGCCGATCGCGCTCTACACGAACGTCCCGCAGCTCGACGCGCGGGCCAAGTAGAACCCCACCCCACCCCACGCGGCCCCCGGTGCCCCGGGGGCCCTCTTCCATCCGCGACACGAATACAGAAGGGCCCTGACATGACCGAGACCACCGGGCGCCGCGTCCGCATCGAGAACCGCAACCCCGACGGCAAGAAAATCCTCTCCGACGCACGCGTCACCATCGACGGCGAAGACATCAGCAGCCACGTCCTGCGCGCCGACATCCACCTCGACCCCCGCGAACTGCCCACTGCCGTGATCGAAGTCGTGGACATCGATCTCGACATCGAAGCCGAGCTCGCCGTCCGCGAAACGCAGCCGGCCCCGGAGGCGCCCACCCACGAGCTCGCCGCGAGCGCCGATCCGATCCTGTGCCTCGGGTGTCTGATCGACCGGCACAACGGCGTGCGCGAAGACGTCCTCCCCGCGATGGTCATCCTCAACGGCGCCTCCGTGTGCGCCGACCACTTCAAGATCCAAGACGGGCCCGCGCCGCTGCCGGACCGCACACCCGGCGGCATCATCCTCGGCGGACCCATCAACGGCGGACACTGATATGCCGCTCAGCCCCTGGTTCAACTTCACAAATGCGGACGGAAAGGTCAGCCTCCACTGCGGGAAATGCATTCGGCCCATTGCCTGGTGGCCCGGCGACGCCAGCCAGCACACCCAAGCCATCCGCACGATCTGCGGCGAGCATGACGAGGCGCTCCACCCGGACGACAGCCCGGCCGACTACCTGAACGGACACTGAGATGACCGACACTGCCGCCGACACCGTTCGCAAAGCCGGAACCCTCATGCTCACTACGGCCGATGAAGTCTCCCGCGACTTCCCGACGCCCCCGCTCCTCCCATCCCTAGGCGCCCTCCTCATGGCCCTCGGCGACGAGATGGCCGACTACCCCGCCGTCCACGTCCCCAACGGCATCGGCATCGAGTCACGCCCCAACCAGCCGTCCGCAGTCTGGACCGCCGCGCACCGCGTAGCAACCAACTACCTTGACCGACACCAGGCACTCCCGCCCACCCTGACCCGAGAGTAACGTCATACGTATGACCACCAGCGGCGCGGCGGACCAAAGAGGCGAGCAGCCCACCCCTGCACAGCGGGAATTCGCCAAGGACTTCGACCTCTCCGTCCAAGACGCCATGATCGTCGACCTGAAACACACCGGCCTGACCTACCAACAGATCGGCAACCGACTCCAGATCTCCAGGGCCGCAGCGTTCCGTGGCTACGAGCGCGCCATCCGCCGCGTACCCGCCCGAGCCGTCAACGAGTACCGGGAGGAGATGTACGCCCGGATCGGCGCAGCCAGGGAGGCGGTGATGGACGTGCTCAACGCACGGCACGTCACCGTCTCCAACGGCGTGATCGTCCGCGACGACGAGGGGCCGCTCGAAGACGACGGCGTCGTGCTCGCAGCGGTCGACCGGCTCCTCAAGTTGGACGACCAGGAGGCGAAGCTCCGCGGGGCGTACCCGAAGACGGAGGTCAACCTCACCGGGGCTGTCCGGTACGAAGTTGTGGGTCTAGCCGGAGAGGAATTGACGTGAACGCGTACTTCGGAGAGCCCTGGGGCGCGCCGATCACCGACGGCCAGCGCCGCGAGCCGACACCGCTCGGCGTGCCGTGCGTCTGGTGTCGGGTGCCGATCGCCGCGGGTGACCAGGGCATCCTGATGGGCGTCGTGGGCCTCGGCGGCGGCGCTTCCAAGCCCAGGGCCACGAGCATGCCGTATCACCGTGAGTGCCTGATGCGCTCGACGGTGGGTTCGCCTGAGCACCTGGACGGGAAGTGCACCTGTCGGGGTGGTGAGCGTCCGGCCGAGCAGACACCGCAGGAGATGCGGGCCGAGGCGTTGGAAGTGTGGCGGCGCGTCACCTCAGGTGAGCTCGGGTGATCCGGACCGAGCCGCCGCAGAGCGCCGCGTTCACCGCGGCGGTCTACCGGATCGAGCAGATCCTCGGCCCGCGCGCCCATCCCGATGTCGCCGCGGTGATCGACGTCGTCCGCGACGCCCTGGACGGCCAGTCCAGGTTCATCGCCCACCTGGCACGGTGCGAGGCCGCGGCGTTCCGGCGCGGGGAACTGTCGCAGGCGCCCAACCAGCAGTTGACCTACGACGGCGGTCTGCGCCGGGGAGCGCGCATCGCCGATGCGCAGCGGAGGCAGGAATGAACGCGCGGCCATGGCCACCCGCTCCGGAAAGCCTCACCATCCATCCGGCCGACCGGCGCAACCTCGACGAGCAAGTACCCAGCGCCCGCGTCTACGGCGAACCGGTGCCGACCAGCACGCCGATCATCGAAGACCCGAACATGATGCCGGGCACGCTCCGAGTGCGCGTCGATGGCCGGGACGTTACCTGCACGCTCGACCGGCTCCCCGCTCCGCGCTGGTTAATCTGCGATCCGGTGACGGGCTGGCCGCCGGGCGCATCCCTGCTCGGCGCCCTGCTGCGCCAGCGCCAGGAGGCTCCCAAGCGCACCGAGGACGCGCCGGTGGAGAACACGCCGTGAGGACCGTCAATCCGCCTCCCATGAACGCCGAGTGGATCGCCGTGCACCCCTCCCAGCTCGCCCAGTTCGGCGTGCTGTTCGGGGACGGCAGCACGTCGCACTGGTTCGGCCGCCCCCTAACCGGCATCCCCGCGTACGGCGGCTGGGACGTGAAGCCCGGCACGATCCGCGTCCACACCGACTCCGGGGACGTGAGCGTGCCGTGGAACTTCGCGACCCGCGTCCCGCAGCAGGGGCCAGTGTGGCGTGAGCCGGAAGCGCCGCTGCCGCCGGCCGACCCACCGCCGCGTAAGCCGGAGCGGGCGCCGCGTCGGCGTAACCCGCGGATCGGCTGCGAGCAGCTCGCCGGCACGTGGATCCACGGGTCGCCGCACGACTGCCCGACCTGGGCACGCGGGTGAGCGACACGGTGGTGCGGTTCGAGGCGCGCGGCGCCGTCGCCGAGGCCTTCAAATCCCGCGCCGGGGAACTCTTGCTCTCCGGCGCGGCCGGCACCGGCAAGTCCGTCGGCGCGTTGATGAAGGTTCACCTATCGATGCTCCAATACCCCGGCGCCCGCGCTCTGCTCGCCCGCAAAACCCACGCCAGCTTGACCGCGTCGACCCTAGTCACCTACCGGCAGAACGTCGCCGCCGAAGCGCTCGCGGCCGGCATCGTGAAGTACTACGGCGGATCCGGATCAGAGCCCGCCGCGTACCGGTACACGAACGACTCCGCGATCGTCGTGGGCGGCCTGGACAGGGCCAGCCGGCTGCTCTCGACGGAGTACGACGTGGTGTTCGTCGACGAGGCCACCGAGACGATCCCCGAGGACATCGACACGATCATCACGCGCCTCCGGCACGGTGTGATGCCGTATCAGCAGTTGCTGATGTGCACCAACCCGGGCGGTCCCACCCATCACCTGAAAGCCCGTGCGGACGCCGGACGCTGCAAGATCCTTTACTCGCAGCACGAGGACAACCCGCGGATGTTCCAGGACGGCGCCTGGACGACGTACGGGCAGACCTACCTCGCCAGGCTGGAGACCCTGACCGGTGTCCGGTATCAGCGGATGCGGCACGGCCTGTGGGTCGCCGCCGAGGGCCTCGTGTACGCCGACTGGAACCCCGCGATCCACCTGGTCCCCAAGCTGCCGCCGGGCAGCGAGAAGTGGACGCGCTGGTGGGGCATCGACTTCGGCTACTCCAACCCGTTCGTCGTGCTCTGCTTCGCCGAAGACCCCGACGGCCGGCTCTGGCTCTACCGGCAGGTGTACTTCAGCCACCGCCTGGTCGAGGATCACGCGAAGAAGCTCCGCGCGCTGGTGTGCCCGAACGGCCAGTGGATCGAACCGCCCCCGCGCGCGATCCTCGCCGACCACGACGCCGAAGACCGGGCCACCTTCGAACGCCACTTCGGGATGGCCACGCAGCCCGCGCACAAGTCCGTGTCCGATGGCGTCCAGGCGATGCAGGCCAGGCTCCGTGTGCAGCCCGACGGGCAGCCGCGCCTGTACGTGGTGCAGGAGTGCCTCCTCGAACGCGACCCGCTGCTCGTCGAGGCCAAGAAACCCACCTGCTTCGAGGACGAGATCGCGGAGTACGTGTGGCCGCAGGACGTGAAGCCCGAGAAGCGGGAGGCGCCGGTGAAGGAGAACGACCACGCGATGGACACCGGCCGGTACGTCATCGCCGAGCGTGACCTCGGCGCGCGCCCGCGCTACCGGGTGTTCCGCTACTGACCTCGCGGCCCACCTTGGCCAGACCGCTGACCAGGTGGGCCCATGGAAACGCGCAGGTGGCGTGTCGAAGTCGGGCGGATGCTTGCCCCCTACCCCGCGAGCAGGTGCGCGGTTCAGAACGCGCAGTTGAAGCAGCGCGGGAAGTTGTCGCCGATCGGCAGACCGGTTTCCTTCGGACCCTGGCACACGGCGCAGGTCGACAGCGCGTGCTCGACCAGTTCGGCGGTCGCGTCGGCCTCGGCCGCGTGCTTGCCGGTCTCGACCCCGCAGTGGCACGCGAACCACACGAGGCTGCCGCTGTCGTCGTAGGCGCGGTCCTGGGTGCGGCAGGCGACGCCGTGGACGTCGGTGCGCGTGCTCTCCCATTCGAGGATGGCGAGCGCGGGGTGGACGGGGGATCCGCTGGCGCCGTTTTCGAAGCGCTTGGCTCCCGTCAGCCCGTGGACGATCTGGGTTGCGGTCAGGTTCATGGTGGCCCTCTCGTGTTCTTGGATAGTGGAGATGATCTGGGCTGTCGGTTACGCGGCTGCGAGCAGGTGTGCGGTGCGCTTGTACGCCCGTGCGCCGGCCTCGAGGTCGGTCACGTCCGCGTACTTCATGGTGTGCCAGACCCGTCCGCGCAGGATGACGCGGCCGCCGTGCTCGGGTTCATCGCCGTGGTTGCGGCGGAACGTCTCGGCGACCTTCCGGCCGAATGCGGACTCGTACTTGCCGATGAACTCGTCGTCCAGGCCGAGCGAGACCAGGAACGCGCGGGCCAGTATCCGGCCGGAGTTCGCGGCGGCTTTCCGGGCGCGCTCATGGTGCCCGATCACGCGGGTGCCGTGCTCGGCCGCGACCTGGCGAGCCTCGACGCGAGCGGCTGCGCGACGCGCGGCCCGCCCGGCGAGCACCAGGCGCTGCTCGCCGGCGCGTGGCCGGTCGGCGGTCGGGCATATCAGCCGGGCGAGAGCCGAGGCGCGGATCGCCCAGCGGCGGCCGGCCTTCACCGCGGCGAGCAGACCGGTCCGGCACCAGGCGGCGACGGTGTGCGCGGTGACGTGCAGGCGGGTGGCGGCTTCGGCAGTGGTGATCATGATCGGCTCCTAGAAGCGGTACAGCAGGGTCGGGAGGGCCGGGGTGGTCGCGAGGATGATCGCCGCGGCGACCATCGCGAGCCGGATGAGCGTGGTGAGGCCGTCGATCCAGGTGAACTTCGTGTCGGGGCGTGGCGCGCGGCCGTAGGTTCGGGTGGTCATCTCAGAGGCCTGCGGTCTCGATGTAGGCGGCGATGTTGACGCGCACGATGACCGGGTCAGTGAAGGTTGCGGGGGCGATCTCGAAGACGGCGCCAGCGTTGGTGACGTAGTCGCGCACCCATCCGGCGGCGTGCTCGACGGTCTTGAACCGGACGCGGGCGGTGACGTCGGTGGCGGAGATGACGCGGCCGGCGCGCTCGGCGTCTTGGATGTTGGTGGTGATCTCGGTGAGTATTTCGGTGAGGCCCATCGTGTTCTCCCTGGGAGCGGCCCGTTTGTGTACATACATAAACTAGCGCTCGCGCCCGATCCGTGCAACCCTTCCCGTATGTACAATTACGACGTGGGAAGACCAGCAACAGGCAAGACACCGCACCGCACCATCCGCGTACCAGACGAAGAATGGGAGGAACTCAAGGAACGAAGCGCCGGCGACGCCACCAGCCTCATCCGACAGTTCATCCGCTGGTACCTGCGCCGGCCCGGCGCAAAGCTCCCCGTACGCCCGGACCCGAAAGAAGAGCGCCGATGACCGTCATGCGGATCCTGGCCCACGGCGGCCGGTTCCTGACCTACGACACCGACGACGTCGAGAACATCCAGCTCCAGACACCGCTCGACGCGATCGATATCACCAAGGACGGTGACAGGTTCGCCCGCTACAAGCCCGGCCGGGCGCACCTGGACCTGCACATCGACTTCAAGGAGGGCAAGCGGCCGCTCTGGCTCACCCCGGACAAGGCCGAGAGCGCCCAGAAAATCGCCGAGGGGCGCAAGGTGACGACGCTCCTCGAGGAGGCGCTACGCGAGGAGCTCGTGCCCGCGCACATCGTGTGGCGAATCGTGAACCGGTTCGTGCACGGCAACCCCGACGGCCCAACCGCGCGTCCGCTGGACGAGATGCAGTTCCCGGCTGGCCAGAGCGAAGACGAGCGGATGGCCGGGATCCTCGAGTCGCTGCCGGACTTCTCGATCACCCTGGAAGGCACCCTTACCCTTACCGGCCCCGTCGACCTTGAGATCCTCACGCCACTACCGGGCCCGCAGAAGTGTGAGGCGTGGATCAACCTCCCTTCGCTGTACGACTCGCCAGTGCCCGGCGGCATCACCAACTACCGGCTGTACTGTGAAGTCCCGGCTGGCGGCCGTCATCCCGTCGTGACCGACGATCCGGACGACGTCGCAACGTCGCACGTCGTGCACCGGGCCAAGTCGATCTGGTGGGCAGCGCGCAGCACCCCGGAGGACGACGATGACTGACCACGAGCCCGGCGCCCACCCGCGCGACCCCCAACGACGCCCCGGGGAGAAAGACTCCGAGTACGCGCAGCGCGTGTTCGCCGCGCGCAGTAAAGCCTTCGGCACCGAGCTGGCCGCACGCGCGCAGGCCGAGCCTGTGTGGGAGGGCCAGGAGTGGGGATGGGAACCAGACGTGCCGCCCCCTACAGACGCCGCGCCGATCGCCGAGAAGCGCCGTGAAGAGTTGCTCGCCTCCATCCGTGCGGTAGGCGGTGAATGGACCGGGTCGAAGGTCGCGCGCTGGTGGAATCTGCGCTTCAACACCGAGATCACCCGCTACCGGGGCGACCAGCACCTGTTCATCCTCGCGGCGCACGGACACCTCGTGCAGACGCGGCCGCCGCGCGGGCGCACGTTCGTGCTCGCAGAGGTGGCCAAGGATGCCTGATCTGGTCGCGTTCCTCACCGCACGCTACGACGAAGAACAGGCGGCAGCGGAGGCCGCGACGCCGGGCGCATGGCTGGCTCTGGACGGCGGCGTGCAAGCCCTCGACGGAGGCGACGAACCCGAGTGGCCCGTCAGCGATACCGAGTCGGAGCGCAGCCGCGAGGACCGGGTCCATATCGCCTACTGGGGTCCGGCCCGCGTGCTCGCCGACCTCGCAGCCAAGCGGGCACGCCTCGCGATGTGGCAGGAAGCGCTCGACAAGCGCGCCAGGGCTACGAAGCTCAGCCGCTCGGACTCGGGGATGATGCGTCGCGCGGCGGACACGCTGCCAGCTCAGGCGAACGGCTTCTGCGAGGCAGTTCTCAAGATGGTCCAACTCGACGCCAGCGTCTACGCGGAGCATCCGGACTATCGGCGGGAATGGGCGGTCGCGTGATGGACCTCACCGAGTTCTTGACCGCCCGGTACGACGAGGAGCAGCAACTCGCGCAAGCGGCCGCACCTGGCCCATGGCACGTGGAACTGCTGGGCGCCAAGGGCTATCCCCAGCGCATCAGCAATGCTCAGGCGACCGTGATCGGCCAGACCTACACGAGTCCTACCTACGCGCCTGCTGGCGCCCGGCACATCGCGTATTGGGATCCGGCGCGCGTCGTGGCCGACCTCGCGGCCAAGCGGGCCTTGATTCAGCTCGCCTTCCGATATGCCGCCGATTTCGACCAGCGATCGGGCTGCGGCCACACAGTCGAGCAGATCGCTACCGGAGCGTGCCCCTTCGTTGGCGAAATGGAATCGATGGATCTCCTGCGCCTTCTCGCCGCCCCGTACAGCGAGCACCCGGACTTCGACCCGGCATGGAGGACCGATGACTGACTCGACCGGTCTGCGCAGCGTGCTCCTCATCGACGGCCCCTGCGCCGGCCAACTCGTCCAAGTGCCCGAGAAATGCCACTCGTGGGTGGTAGACGCCCCCCCGATCGAACTCGTGAATGCGCTCGGCACAGACGAGAAGCGGATGGAGGAGCTGGCGCCGCACATCGTCTATCGGTTTGAGCGCGTGCGTGGTTTCGGCCACGTGATCGAGGTCGGGTGGTCCGATCCCACCGCGCTGCCGTCGGCGTTGGATGTGGCCGACTACGTGCTGACCGACGCTGCGAAGAAGGCGCGGCGTGGCTGACCTGGAGGCGAGCCGATGAGCGGCCTGGATTGGCTGTGGTGGCTCCTGGGCGTGTTTGCCGTCCTGGGGGCGGTGAGCTTCGTGCGCGGGTATTGGTCCGGCGTGAAGCCGCACTGGCCGGAGATCCGGGCGGAGTTCCGGCTGCTGCGTACGGAGCTTCGTGAGCAGCGTGCGGATCGGCGTACGGTGAAGCGGATCGAGAGGATGAAACGCCATGGCTGACCTCGCACAACGCTCCGCACTGCTGGACGACCCGGCGTACCAGCCCGAGCATCCGCCCATCGCCGGGCAGGTCCCGGACGTCGTCGCGAAGTGGGGTGCACCCTCGCAGCTGCGCTGGTTCCGGCGCTTCCGCACCCAACTCGCGCGCCGCCGCGACTGGGACCGGTTCTACTGCCAGTCCGAGCGCCACCGTGGGCTGTGCTGCTCGTCCTGCGAGGAAGAGGGCGACTGGGGCGTGCAAGGCTGCGGTGACTACTGCTGCTGCCGGGATGAGGGGATTCGCGATGCCTGACCTGGACGCGGCGATCCGCGCGATGCTCGCCGGGACACGCAGCCCCGTCGCGATCATCGAGACGCCGGAGCCACTTAGCCCGGCCGAGTTTGACGGCCTGGTGGCCCGGTTCAGGGCCGCGCAGCTACGGCCGCACGAGGAGATCAAGGTCATCCCGCGGTCGCTGGTCGACCGGATGGGCGACGCCCTACTCGCCGTCCTCGACGCCGACCCCACGACGAGACAGGTAGACGCCATCGCGAAGGCGTTCGGGATCGTGGTGGGTGAATAGTGATTCACGAATCGTGAATCATGAATCGAGCAGCCGACCGACGACGGAGGATTGAGATGACGAACATTCGCGAGTTCGAGCCCGGCACCCAGGAGGAGCGCGGCGCCATCGCCGTCCAGCGGTTCGCCGACCCTGCGCACCAAGCACCCCAGTTCAACTGGGACCACGACGAGTTCTGGCGCTTCGGCATCGCGCTCAGGCCCTCCGAGGGCGCACCGGCTGACGAGGTGTGGCTGCGGCTGCACGGCAACGCCGTCGAGCTCTACGGGGACGACGACACCATCCTGTCCACCGTGGCGACGGAACTGCAGCAGATGGCTTCGAGCACGCACCCGTACGCGGTCCTGGCTGACGGCCGCACCGTGGCCGGGCTGAAGCCGGCGGACCTGTATAGCGGGGCGCCTCTCGCGGTGGCCGAAAAGCCGAATGCGTCCACGGGCGGCAACCGCTAGGCTGCTCGCAGGCCCGGGTGCGCAGGCTTCCGATACTTCCCTTTCGAGGATTCTGATTCGGACGCCGCTTCGATCTCCGGGCCGCGAACTTGGTGCTGCCGGGTGCGTAGGAGAGGGTTACTTCCTCTGCTAAAGGAGAGTTGCGGGTTCGAATCCCGTCGGTCTTTCGAGGCTGTAGCTTAATGGCAAAGCGCTTACGTTACCTTCACCGCTTTGATCTCCGGCGGCACCACCACCGGTAAACAACTGAATACAGCACCCTCCCGGTGCGCAGACGACGCCTACTTCACAGGTTCGAATCCCGTACTGGCCCTCGGGCCGGTTCCCCCGCTGGCATGGGGGTTGGCGTAGTCGCTTCGATCTCGGGAGGAACGGCATCGGGGGCGCCCGGTGCGCAGGTGACGGATACTTCCCGGAACCGAGGGTTGCGGGTTCGAGTCCCGCCCGGTCCGCCTCGTGCGGCCGGTAGCTCAATTGGCAGAGCATTGGTCTAACAGTTCCCGTCGCCGACTCAGATCTCGGGCGCCCCAACCCCCGCTCCTCCCCATTCCAGAGGGAGTAGAGCAATGAGCAAGTTCAACACCCCGGCCGCCAAGCCCGCGGTTCACTCGCCGATCGTCACCGAGACCACGCCGTCCGGCACCACCTTCGAAGGCGCCCCCGGTCACGCACGCGACGCCAAGTCCGAACTGTTCCTCCTCGCGGTCTCGAACATGGTCGGCGAGAACACCTTCTACGAGAAGGCCGGCGAGCGTGACGACCGGTTCGAGCAGCTCGTCCACCAGGTCGCCGTCGCCGATCCGGAGTGGTTCGGCCGGTTCGTGCCGTGGCTGCGGTCGGAGGCGAACATGCGCACCGCGTCCCTCGTCGCGGCGGCCGAGGGTGCCCGCGCGCTGCTCGCGGCCGGCGCGCCCGGCGGGCGCCAGCTCGTCGACGCGGCGTGCCAGCGTCCGGACGAGCCCGGCGAGCTGCTCGCCTACTGGACATCGCGCTACGGCCGCGTCCTGCCGAAGCCGGTCAAGCGAGGCCTCGCCGACGCCGCCGCACGCCTCTACACCGAGCGGTCGCTGCTCAAGTGGGACACCGCGTCGAAGGGCTACCGGTTCGGCGACGTCATCGACCTCACCCACCCTTCCCCTGCCGAGGACAAGGCCCGCTGGCAGGGCGAACTGTTCGAGTACGCCCTCGACCGGCGCCACGGCCGCGACAAGCCGATCCCCGATTCCCTGGCGACGATCTACGCGCACGAGTCGCTCATGGCCACCCCGGTCGGCCAGCGGCGCGCATACCTCGCGCGGCCGGACGTCCGCGAGCGCCTGGCGCTGGCCGCGATGACGTGGGAGGGCCTGGCCGGCTGGTTGCAGGGCCCGATGGACGCCCAGGCGTGGGAGGCGGTCATCCCGTCGATGGGCTACATGGCGCTGCTGCGGAATCTGAGGAACTTCGACCAGGCCGGGGTGAGCGACGCGGTCGCCGAGACGGTCGCGGCGAAGCTCGCCGATCCGGCGGAGGTCGCGCGGTCGCGGCAGTTCCCGTTCCGGTTCTACGCCGCGCACAAGAACACCGGGTCGCTGCGGTGGGGCCACGCGCTGGAGAAGGCGCTGCGCGCGTGCCTCGGGAACGTGCCGGCGCTGGCTGGGCGGACGCTGGTGTGTATCGACCAGTCGCCGTCGATGTTCCCGGGGTTCGGCTACTCGACGCCGAGCCAGTCGGACATCGCTCTCGCGGAGAAGGCGGCGCTGTTCGGTGCGGCGATCGCGCTGCGCGCGGAGAACGCCGACATGGTCGGCTACGGGTTCGACCACTACCGGGTGCCGGTCGCCAAGGGGGACGCGGTGCTGCAGGTGATGTCGCGGTTCCGGATGGACAACGGCACGGACACGCCGCGGGCGATCGCGGAGAACTACCGCGGCCACGACCGGGTGATCGTGGTGACGGACGAGCAGACCGCGTACTCGCGCGCGGGCCACAGCGCGGATGGGGCGGTGCCGTCGAGCGTGCCGGTCTACACGTGGAATCTGGGCGGCTACAAGCACGGGCACGCGCCGTCCGGCGCCCGTAACCGGCACACGTTCGGTGGTCTGACCGACCAGGCGTTCCGGATGATCCCGCTGTTGGAGTCGGGTCGGGATGGTGTCTGGCCGTTCTAGCGGCCGTCGTACTGGCTGAGCCTCCGTCACCACTGGTGGCGGGGGCTTTTTGCTGCCCACTTCCCAAATGGTCTTACGCCTGTACCATTCGAACAGGCGTCCGATTAACGGACGGCATCGCCCGATAGTCAGCACAGACGGGAGGTGATGGTTCCGTGGCGGCAACCTTCACCCCCCCGCGCACCCGAAACCGCACCCCCCTCGCGGCCAGGGCGCGCACCGCTTTCGGGGCAGCGGTGACCCGAAGCGCGACGGTGGTCAGCGCGGTGCGGCACCGGCACCGGAGCCCCGCACTGACCATCGCCGGACTCGGCTGCATCGACGGCGCCGCATGGACCACCTTCGGGTGGGGCGCGACGTGGCTCGCCGTCGGCGTCAGCCTCCTGCTCTACGACTGGTCACGGGACGACCAGTGAGCCTCATCGGGAAAGCCCTACGCCCCCGCAACGCGGGGAGGCCGCCGATCCCGCTGGACAACGGCCGTGCGTTCCGCCGGGGTGGTCACGCCTTCAACCTCGGCAACGGCCGGGGCAGCGCCGAGACCCACATGCGGCAGTACGGGGCCTCGGGGACGATCTACGGCATCGTCAGCCTGCTCGCCGAGTCGGCTGCGACCTCCGTCTGGCACCTCTACAAGAAGCCCCCCGTGGACGGGCGGCGCCGGTACACCACCGGGGATCAGGGCTCTGATCAGCGTGTGGAAGTGGTCCAGCACGCGGCGATCCAGCTGTGGAACAACCCGAACGACTGGCACTCAGGGTTCGAATACCGGGAGGGCTGCCAGCAGCACGAGGAACTCACCGGGGAAACCTTCTGGGTCCTGGACACCGAGGTCGGGTTCCCGACCTCCATGTGGTACGTGCGCCCAGACCGCATGGAGCCGATCCCGGACCCGGACCTGTTCCTGACCGGCTGGATCTACACCGGGCCGAACGGCGAGCAGGTCCCCCTGCGCGACAACGAAGTGATCCTCGAGAAGCGCCCCGACCCGCTCGACCCGTACCGCGGCGCCGGCCCCGTGGCGTCGATCATGCCGAATATTCAGCAGCAGAGATACGCCACCGAATACCAGCGCAACCTTTTTTTGAACGGGGCCGACCCGGGCGGCGTGATCACCGTGCCGAACCGCCTATCAGAGCCCGAGTTCGACGAGCTCATCGACCGGTGGCGCGAAGGCCACCGCGGCGTCGCCCGCGCCGGGCACGTCGGGGTCCTGGAGGGCGGCGCGCAGTGGGAGGCCAACGCCCACACGAACAAGGACATGGAATACGGGCAGCTCAGGCTCGCCAACCGGGACGAGCTGCGCGAGGCGTGGCGCATCCACAAAGCGATGATGGGCACCTCCGACGACGTCAACCGCGCGGATGCGCAAACCGCGGAGGAGGTGTTCGTCGCCTGGCAGACCCTCCCGAGGCTCAACCGCAGGCGCGACACCCTGAACTCCAAGCTGCTGCCGCTGTTCAACCGCGCCGACAAGACCATGCAGTTCGACTACGAGGACCCCTCGCCCGTCAACGCCGAGACCGCCGCGAACGAGCTGCTCACCAAGTCCCAAGCCGCCCAAGCGCTCGTGACGGCCGGGTACGACCCGCACGACGTCCTGGAGACCGTCGGGCTCCCGGACATGGACGTCGTCGAGACCGCGACCCAGCAGCCGGCCCTTCCCCCGGGCTGGGTGCCCCCGATGGGACCCGGCGGCCAGCAGGGCGGCGCTTCCCCCGGCGGCGGCTTCGGGGAGCCGGGCCCCGGGGAGTCGGAGAAGACCGCAGACACGCCCCCGGGCCAAGGCGGCAAGCCCGGCAACTGGACGCGCGAGATCATCAACGTCCGCGCTGCCGCCCCGGCCGCGCAGCCGGCGCAGACGCCCGCGCAGCATGATCTTGCGAAGGTCGACGAGCAGTGGAAGCGCGCACTGGCGTCCCTCGTCAGCGCCTACCTCGCGCAGATCGTCCCGGCGCAGCGCGAACGGCTGCTCGAGCAGATCCGGGACCTGGTCGACGGCGGCAACCTCACCGCGCTCGCGAACCTCTCGGTGGACTCCGGGAGCGGCGCGGCGCTGATCCTGACGGCGATGACCGGGATGGCCTCGACCGCGGCCAAGACCGCGGCCGCCGAAGCCGCGCGGCAGGGCGCGCACAACGTCCAGCCCCGGCAGCCCGACGCGGCGACCCTCGACCGGATCGCCACCATCGTCGCCGCCCTCCAAGCCCGCCAGCTGGCCCTGTTGGCCGGCGCGGAGGCCGCACGCGTCGCGGCGCCGGGCAGCAGCGGGCAGCAGGTCGCGGACAAGGTGCGCACGTTCCTGCTCGCGCTCAGCTCGGCGTTCCTGACCGCGCGGCTCGCCGGGGCGCTCTCGGCCGCGCAGAACAACGCCCGGCTGGCGACGTTCGCGGCCGGGCCGCGCGCGGAGCTCGTGGCGACCGAGATGCACGACACGAACACCTGTCCGGCGTGCGAGGACGTCAACGGCCGCGAGTTCGGGTTCACGGACGACCCCGCGGCGCTCGCGGCGGCTTCGGCCGCGTACCCGGCGGGCGGCTACGTCGGGTGCGCCGGCGGTGATCGGTGCCGGGGGACGCTGCTCGCCGACTACTCCGCGGCGAGGAGCAAGACGCCGGAGACGGGCGAGCTCGGCGCGCTGCTGCAGCGAATCCTGAGTGACGGATATATGCCTATTGAGATCGGGAGCCGCTGATGGAACGCGGAGCACGGCCGATGCGCTCGACGCGGCGGCTGCAGAATCTCCAGACCACCCTGCCGAAGTGGTGGTCGATCACCAACCGCACCGAAGCCGGCGCCCCGACCCTCGTGAGCATCTACGACGAGATCGGGTTCTACGGCGTCCCGGCGGGCCAGTTCCTCGCGGAGCTCTCGGGCATCGACGGAGACATCGACCTGCACCTGAACTCGCCGGGCGGGGACGTCTTCGACGCGATCGCGATCTACAACAGCCTCAAGGCCAGGCGCGGCACCGTCGGAATCATCGTGGACGGCCTGGCCGCGTCCGCCGCGTCGTTCATCGCACAGGCCGCCTCCCCGGGGCACCTCGAGATGGCGCCCTTCAGCACGATGATGATCCACGACGGTTTCGCCGCCGGGATCGGCAACGCCGCGGACATGCGGGACCTCGCCGACCAGCTCGACGACGCCTCCGACAACATCGCCGGGATCTACGCCGCCCGCACCGGCAAGCCCGCCGCGTACTGGCGCGCCAAGATGCAGGCGACCACCTGGTACAAGGACGCCGAAGCCGTAGCCGACGGTCTCGCGGACCGGGTCCACGGCCAGGACGACGCCACCCGCAACGCCTGGGACCTCTCGGTGTTCAACGCCGGCAGCGGGCCGAAGCCTCCGGCCGGGGACACCCCGCTCGGGGACGGTTGGGTGCGGGGCGCGGACGGCAAGGAGCGGTTCGACCCGGACGGCGACGGCGACGACGACGGCACGCCGGAGGGCGACACCGACAACGACTACTTCGACAAGTCCGGCAAGCAGATCAAGGAGATCCCGCCCAAGCCCGGCTCGAAGAAGCAGACCCCCGAGAAGACCGCGGACACCGCACCCGTGGTGATTCAGAACGCTGACGCGGGCGCCGACGGGTCCGACTGGGACGCCTCGAAGGCCTGGCACAACGGCTCCCAAGCCGACGACCCCGCCGCGTTCTTCGAGGGGATCTGCGCCGGCAAGAAGAACGGCGACCCCTCGACGCAGGCCGGGTGGGCGCTGCCGTACAAGTACCACCCGTCCGACTCCCCGAACGCCGCCGGGGTGCACGCCGCTCTCGCTCGTCTTTCCTCGACCGAGGGCCTGATCAACAAGACCGAGGCCAAGTCAACCCTCGAAGCCGCCATGAAGAAGATCAACCCGGACTACAAGCCGGGCGACGCACTGGACGGCGGCCTCCTGGCGGCCGTCCTGACTTCGGGCCTGAAAGGGGCTAGATAGTGGCACCCAAGATGATGGTCCCGACGGACAGCGCGGGGCTGATGGACCTGCTGTCCGACGAGACGCGCCTGAAGGCGTATTTCGAGCGGGACGCGGTGGCGGACGGGACGACCAAGGAGTTCCTCGACTCGTACGCGAAGGACTACCTCAAGCGGAACCCGGAGACGGTCGACGACGTCCGCGACCAGGTCCAGTCCGTGATCTTCGACATGCTGCGCGACGGGCACGGCTCCAAGCGCGGGCCGAAGCTCGGCGTCTCGCTCGCCAACGGCTCCCCGGAGCTCACGGTCGACGGCACCGCCAGGGTCTCGAAGGGCCGCGGCGCGGTCTACAACAAGACCTCCGCCGGCGCGCAGCTCGAGCGGGCGTACAAGCCGCAGGACCGCTTCAACAGCATGGGCGAGTACTGCAAGGCGATCTTCGAGCTGCGCTCCCCGTCGACCCGGTCGGACCGTGACGAGATCATCCGGAAGCTCGACAACGTCCGGACGTTCCAGAACAGCTTCTCCTCCGAGGAGCCGGGCGCCGGCGGATTCCTCATCCCCGAGATCATGCGGTCCGAGCTCCTGCAGCTCGCCCTCGAGGAAGCGATCGTCCGCAACAAGGCGACCGTCATCCCGATGTCCACGCTCCGGGTGCCGATCCCGACGGTCGACGACACGAGCCACTCCACCAGCGTGTTCGGCGGCATCGTCTTCTACTGGACCGAAGAAGCCGCACAGATGGCCGAGAGCCAGGCGACTTTCGGCCGCGTCACACTGGATGCCAAGAAGCTGACAGGCTTCTTCAAGGTCCCGGCGGAACTCCTCGACGACGCCCCGGCGTTCGGCGCGTGGTTCGACGAGCGCGTCCCCGCGGGCCTCGCGTGGTTCGAAGACATCGCATTCATGACCGAGAGCGGCGCGGGGGTGCCGCAGGGGTTCATCAACTCCCCGGCGTCCATTCAGGTCCCCAAGCAGTCCGGCCAGACCACCGGCACCATCGTGTGGGAAAACCTCGTCGGCATGTACGCGAGGATGCTCCCCACGTCGCTGAAGAACGCGGTGTGGCTGGCCTCGATCGATACCTTCCCTCAGTTGGCCACGATGGCGCTGTCGGTGGGCACCGGGGGTGGCCCGGTGTGGATCGGCGGCTGGGCGCAGCCCGGCTCCGAAATGCCCCCCATGACCATCCTGGGCCGTCCGGTGATCTTCACCGAGAAGACGCCGGCGCTGAGCACCACGGGCGACATCAACTTCGTTGATCTCTCGTACTACCTGATCGGCGACCGCCAGCAGGTCCGAGTGGACAGCTCGGAGCACTTCCTGTTCCAGAACAACCAGGTTGCCTACCGCCTCATCGAGCGCGTCGACGGTCGCCCGTGGCTCAACAGCCCCCTGACCCCCCATAACGGCGGCCCCACCCTGTCGCCGTTCGTCCAGATCGCGACCCGGTAACGCGGCATGAAGCAGCGTCAGATCCAGATCGCCGAGCTCACCCCGAAGCTCGTGCGCGAAGCCCTCAAGAAGGGCGAGCGCCTGGTCGTGTTCGACGCCGGCGAACCGATCGCGTTGATCTCGGGCGCGGCCGCGGAGCTGCAGCGCCACCGGGACTACTTCGTGCACTACCCGCACGACCCGTCCGAGTGCTTCAACACCTGCTGGCGCCACGACGGATCCGCCGAGCAGGACCCGGCGGCGCCCGTCGAGGAGCCGGTCCTCTTAGAGGCCTGATCGAGTACGGGAGCGCCTCGGCCGCAATCCTGCGGTCTGGTCCCGCGCCCGGAGTGAGCAGCTCGGCAGTGACGCCCCGGGCCAAGACAAGAGTCGGTTTCGAGGAGGTGGCCAGCCATGGCTGGTATGGAAGGGCTCGGTCGCGTCAACAACGCGATCGCCAGCGGCTCGGGCGTCAACTTCAGCATGAAGCAGTGCTCTGCCGTCGAAGTGCTCTGTCTGGCGTCGGGCGCATCGAGCGTCGCGATCACCGCGTCCACCGCGTACTCCGGTGGCACCACGGTGAACTTCACGACCGCGAACGGCTTCGGGCAGGGGGCGCACTGGTACCAGGCGGTCACCGCCACCGGCACGTCGGCATGGACCAAGCAGCCGGCCGTCTGGACATCGAACTCGCTCGCCCTGGCCGGGACGACCGGATATCAGTCGGTGTTCCACATCTTCTGCTCGGAGCTGGCCGACACCTACGACTACCTGAACATCACCGGCACGAACTGCGGCGTGATCATCTTGCCGTATGACCTGACGGTCTCTCGCACGCCGGCGAACCTGACGATCCTGGGGGTGTGAGGTGCCTGATTTCATTCAGGGCTCCCAGCTGCGCAGGCTGCTGCTCGGCAACCAGGTCCTCAAGAGCGCGCTGACGCTCCCGCAGACGGCGACGGGCACCCTGTTCACGGTGTCCGGGGGCGCGGTGCTGGTCACGTCGCTGATCGGCGTGGTGAGCACGGTGGTCCAGTCCAGCGACCCGGTGCTCTCGCTGGGCACCGCGCCGACGACCGGGACGGCCGAGACCTCCGGCATCGCGACCACCACGGTCCTCACGAGCGCCGAGGTCGGCTCGATCGTCACGGTCGGCTCCAGCGCCGGCCTCCCGACGGCCCTCGTCGTGATGGCGACCGCGGCGAAGGCGGGCAACGCGGTGTTCCTGGGGACGCCGTTCGTGGTCTCGGCGGGCACGATCACGTGGACGACGACGGCGAGCAAGACGGGCGCCTTCAACTGGTACCTCACCTACATCCCGCTCGACACCGGCGCATCGGTGTCCTAAGCGTGCAAAGGGGCTGGCGGCTGTGTGGGACTGCGACAAGTGCGGCTGTAAATGCATCGCCGCTGGTCTCGATGTGTGTCCGATGTGCTTTAAGGAGCGTGGAATGCCGAAGGTGACGAGTAGCGGGAGCTCGATCGCGGCGCAGGGACTGTCCGAGGCCGCGCAGACGGCGCCCGCGGAAAGCGCCCCTGGCGTCGAGGCCGAGCCGCGTGTCGGGATTCCGGTGGCCGTCGGCGAGACCGGCGTGGCCGAGGACCTCGAGGGCGCGTCCGGCGAGCAGGTCGTCCAGGACGACGACCCCGAGAAGACCCCGGAGCCCGCAGGGGCGCCCGCGCCGGAGGCGGACGCCGCGGCCGATTCGGCGCCGGACGCCGCGGGCGCCGCGCCGACGGCGAAGCCCGCGTCGAAGCGCGCGGCCAAGAAGACCGCCGCACCCTCCGCGCCGCCCCTCCCGGCGGTTCCGGACGGTACGGACGACCCCCAGGAAGGTGCAGCGAAGTGACCGCCAACCCCGAACCCTCCACCGAACCCGCGGCCCCGGCCGCGCCGGTGCCCGCGAGCTCGGTGAGCCCGAACCCGCGCCCCACCATCACGCCCGGCGCGTGGGCGGCGGACGCGATCGCGTTCGTCGCGAAGGAGTACAACGCGATGATCCACGAGATCGAGGCGTTGTCCGCGCACGTCCTGCACCTCGGCGGCGACCCGAAGCAGGCAGTCGCGCCGAGCACGCCGACCGCGACACCCGACGTGGCCGCCGAAGTAGCGTCCGAGAAGCCCGCTGCGAGCGCCTGATGGAGCCGAGCGTCGGCCGCGCCGTCCACTACGTCGCGCACGGCACCCCGGTCCGCGACGACGGGACGCAGGCTTTCCGGCCCGCGTGCCGCGCCGCGGTCATCACCGAGGTCGGCGAGTACCCCGACGGGATCAGCGACTCGGACCGCAGCCAGATCGCGGTGCCGGTCGGGCTGGCCGTGCTCAATCCGACGGGCCTGTTCTTCCACCGGGGCGCGGTGCAGAGCGAGCTCGGCCGCGAGGGCGGCACGTGGCACTGGCCCGAGCGTGTAGGCGGCGGCTGACATGTCCGAGGGCGGTGTGACCGGGTGGGACCTGTACTCGACGCTCGAGCAGCAGTCCGAGTACGTGACCTTCTACAAGTCGCAGCCGCCCACGAACTGCCCCAACTGCGGCGAACCGCTCCGTACGGGGCCTGCGACGACCCCGGGGATCTTGTTCTGCCCCTGGGGGCACTTCCGATATCCGGAGGACTGGGACCCGGAGACGATGGCCGGAATGTGATCATGGAGGAGGAGCAAGGATGACCGTGACCAGGCCGACGACGGCCACCGACGCGAACGTCGCGTCCAGCGGTACGAACGTCACCCTGTTCGCTGCCGCGTCGGGCGCGAACGGCCGCACGATCTTCAACGACTCCACCTCCGTGTTGTACGTCAAGTTCGGGGCGACCGCGTCCACGACCTCCTACACGGTGCAGATGGCCGCGGGCGCTTACTACGAGTTCCCGCAGCCGACCTACGCCGGGCAGGTCGACGGGATCTGGGCGTCGGCCAACGGGTTCGCGCGAACGACGGCGTGGTGACCTGATGCCCCTCTACCCCCCCGGCGGCGGCTCCGGCGGTGCGACGTCGGCGGCGCAGTTCTCCGTGGTCGCGCAGGGCGCGAAGGGCGACGGGAAGCTGTCGAACACCGGGGCCACCAACGGCACCGCGACGGTGACGATCGGCGAGTCGGTCCTGACGTCGGCGGACGTCGGCAAGATCGTCGCGGTGAAGAACGCCCTGAACACCCAGTCGACCTCGGGGCAGACCACCTCGGTGGGCACGATCACGACGGTCAACAGCGCCACCTCGTTCACCGCGACCTGGAACACCATCCCCACCACCACCGCGACCGGGCTGCAGGTCCTGTGGTGCACCGACGACACGGCCGCGATCCAGGCCGCGATCGCCGCCGGTTTCCCCTACGGGCAGGCGCACGGTCTGTACGAGGTGTTCCTGCCGTCCCCGGCCGGCCTGTTCTACGGCGTCGGGGGCCCGCTGAAGACCACCGACGGAACCAACGCGGTGTTCAACTCGCAGCTCACCATCCCGGTCAACGCAGAGGCGAACACCGGGGTCACGATCGTGTTCCGCGGCGTTGGCGACGGCGGCCAAACCCGCTACTGGAACACGAGCTCGCCGGCGTTCGCCGGTTCCCCGATCGTGTCGTTCGGCGTGTTCACCGGCAGCAGCGCGCAGTCCACGAGCATCACCGGCGGCGGCAACCCGTCGGTGATCGGCGGTCCCACGGGGAAGAACGGGTACGGGGTGGGGACCCCGACGCCGCTGTACTCCAACGTGTGCGTCGTGTTCCAGGACATCTCGATCCTCACGACGCACTCGAACTCCGGCTGGACGTATTCGGCCGCGAACATGTTCGGGGTCGCCCGGTTCCACGCCCGGAGCTTCACGTACGGCACCGTCGGCGTGGTCGAGCTGTACAACAGCAACTCCGGCGACTTCCAGAACGTGAGCCTCCTGTCCGGCGGCCTTTCGCTCGGGCTGCTGATGCCGTCGAACGGCAACAACGCCTCCTCCTACCTGAACAACGTGGTGTGCAACGGCGGCTACACCTACGCGCTGCTCGCGACCGAGCACGTGGTGGGCAACGAGGTCACCATCCTGTACTGCTGGTCCGGGATCTGCCCGTGCGGCTCCTACACGGACTCCGGGTCGAACCCGGTGTCCGCGCTGCACTCGATGTGGTTCGACCAGCTGTGCATCGAAGCGTGCTCCTACCACGTCAACATCTTCGGCGCCGGAGCCTCCGGGGTCGGCCCGATCGTGCACTTCGTGATCGACAGCGAAGGCGCCATCGAGTTCCGCGACAACCCGAACGACGGCACCGGCCTGGGGGCCGCGACCGGGGAGATCCGGCTGACCGGCTCGACCTCCGCGCCGTCGCTGACGTTCCCGACCGGGATCCGGATCATCCGGGAGCAGGTCGCGCCGGGCGTGAACGGGTCGCCTCCGGCGTTGACGGCGAACACGGAGGTGTACAACACGCTGCACCGGCCGGCGACGCTGTATCTGACCGGCGGGACGTTCCTGACGACGATCCAGGTGAGCGGGCTCGCGGGTGGCGCGTCGGCGCCGAGTGTGGCGACGGTCGCGGACTTCACGGGCGCGGGCACGATCGCGACCCCGTTCCCGGTGCGGCTGGGCCCCGGCGCGTGGATCAAGGTCAACACGTCCAGCGGCACCGCGGTGCCGACCGCCGTCTGGGTCCTGGACTGAGGGGGCGGCGATGAGTATCTACCGGCCCTGCTACACCACCCGCGAGGCGGTGAAGCGCGCCCTGGACATGAAGATCACCGCGCGGCAGGACTGGCAGGTCGACGACGCCATCCAGGCCGCATCGGAGGAGGCCGAGAAGTTCCTGCACCGGGTGTTCTACCCGACCATCGACACCAGGTGGGTGGATTGGCCGAATTTCCAGGCCGCGGCCCCGTGGCGGATCTGGCTGGATGAGGCCGAGCTCGCGGACGTGACGGTCAACGTGCCCGTGGTCACCTCCGGCGGCAACGTCATCCCCAACGACCAGATCTTCTGGGGCAACCCGCGGTACACGCCGCCGTACACGTATTTCGAGCTCAACCGGGCGTCCTCGGCGACGTTCGGCCAGGGCCCGACGCCTCAGCGGGACGTCGGGATCACCGGGACCTTCGGATATTGGATCATCTCGACGCCGGCCGACGTGCTCGCCGGGTCGGTCTCCACCACGGGTGCGACGTCGATCACGGTGACCGGGGCGTGCACCGCGGCGGTCGGGGTGGGCGACAACGTCCTGATCGGCGCCGAGCGGATGCTGGTCGTCGACAAGCAGATGGCCGACACCGGCCAAGCCCAGCAGTCCGGAGTGACGACCGACAAGACGAACGATGTCGCGCTCGGGGTGAGCAACGGCGCCGACTATGCGACGGGCGAGATCCTGCAGCTCGACGCCGAGCAGCTCCTCGTCACCGCGATCACCGGGAACCTCCTTACGGTCATCAGGGCGTGGAACGGCACGGTGCTCGCTACCCATTCGGGCGCGGAGATCTATGGGCTGCGCACCCTGATCGTGCAGCGCGCCGCGCTCGGCACGACCGCGTCGACGTACGCGGACGGAACGGCGCTGGCGGTGCACGTCTGCCCGCGCCTGGTGGCGCAGCTCTCGCGGGCGCACGCGATCGACCAGGTGATGCAGGAACTGGGCGCCTACGCGCGCACCCAGGGCTCCGGAGCCGCGAAGCAGGGCCAGATCGGCCAGGGCATCGCCGGGCTGGCGCAGCGCTGCTACGACGCGTACGCGCGCAGCGGCCGAAGCCGGGTGGTGTGAGATGGACTTCACCACCCTCCTGGATGCGCTGGTCTCCCATGCGCAGTCGGTCGGCGGTATCGCACCGGTCAACGGCCACCAGCCGCCGTCGGTCGACCCGAGCGGGATCAGCGCAGGCATCTGGGTGCAGGACATGCGCCCGGTCAAGGAACTCTCGGGCCTGAGCGTGACCAGCATGGAGGCGCTGTTCAACGTCCGGCTCTACAGCAGCGCGGTCCAGCAGCCGTACGACGCGATCGACCCGGCCCTGATGAACGCCGCCGACACGCTGCTGGCCGCGTACAGCGGCGACTTTCAGCTCGCCGGTGAGGTCATGGAGGTGGACCTGCTCGGCCAGTACGGTCCCTCGATGTCTGCGACCGCCGGATATATGACCAACGACGGCGTGACCCTGCGCGTGATGACGATCGCGCTGCCGCTGATCGTCGCGGACCTGTGGAAGCAGGGGGGGTCATGACGGAGATCTCCTACTCCGGGCCGCTGTTCGACGGATCCGCCGCGGCGATGGTCGAACAGATGCTCGAAGCGGTGCGCACGACGGTCGCCGGGCAGGCGCTGGTCGAGTGGGAGTCGGGCATGGAGGAGCACATCCGCCATTCCGGCCCCGTCTACCAGACGTATGCCCAGGCCCGGGATGAGGGCGGCACCGAGCGGGTCGTGAACGACGGCTGGGGTGAAACCAATGATCTGCCATATGGCCCTTGGCTTGAGGGCGTCGGCTCGCGCAACAGCCCGGTGACGATCTTCCCTGGCTACCACTCGCTCCGGGACGCCTTCGAGACCACGACCGGCCAGGTGGAAGAGCTCGCGGCCCCGGTCGTCGAGGAATGGGTGGAGAAGATCAATGACTGACCGGCGCACATGGCAAGGAGGGGTGACCCATGGGTAAGAGTTCGGGCCTCGGCGACTATCTCTGGTTCAGCGGAGTCGACCTGTCGAGCGACACCCAGTCCGGGAAGGTCTCCGGGTCGGTGGCGCTGCTCGACTTCACCGGCATCAACAACCTCGCGTTCGTGCGCCAGGGCGGCGAGCGCTCGGCCGACATGGCGTGGGTCTCCTACTTCGACTCCTCCGTCTCCCACCCGCTGCTCTCGGCGCTCCCGCGCACCGACGTCCTCGGCACGTACGTCACCAACCTCGGCGCGGCCACCTCGGCGATCGGGAACCCCGCGTACTGCATGCAGGGCCTGCAGCTGAACTACGACCCGACCCGTAGCACGGCGGGCGCGTTGACGATGGCGGTGACGTGCGACTCGGACAACTACGGCGGCGAGTGGGGCGTCCTGCTGACGCCCGGGATCCGGACGGACACGGCGGCGACGAACGGCGCGACGTTCGACGGCGCGGGCGGCTTGAGCACGCCGTCGTTCCCGCTCACCACGGTCGCGGTGCCCAACCCGTCCGGGCTGCCGGTCACGGTGGTGATCTCCTCCGGGACCGTCACCCTCGTGACCGTGAACGGGGTGACGGTCGGCACGGGGGACGGCACGTACACGCTGCCGGCCGGGGCGTTGATCGCGGTGACCTACACCGGGTCGCCGACGTGGACGTGGACGCCGGTGACGGCGTTCGGGGCGCAGGCGTACCTGCACGTGTTCGCGTTCACCGGCACCGATGCGACGGTCGCGGTGCAGTCCTCGCCGGACAACTCGACGTGGACGACGGTCGCGGCGCTGACGTTCGCCCAGACGACGTCGGGGCCCGGCTATCAGCGGGTGGCGACGGCGAACAACGCGACGGTGCCGCGGTATCTGCGGGCGATCACCACGACTTCGGGGGGTTTCTCGAACCTGCAGTTCGCGGTGGTCGTGGTGCGCAATCCGGTCGCCGGACAGACGTTCTAAGGGGACTGGCATGTCTGAGGTGCAGATGGTGCGGACCCCGGAAGGCATGCGGCTGCTGCCGCGCCACCGGCCGTCGGCTTATCAGACGTTCTCGGTGCACCGGCCACTGGCCACCCACTGGCGCCCCGCGACGTGCAAGGAGGTCGAGTGCCCGGACTACCTGCACGGCTGGCGGCTGCGGGTGGAGGGCCTGGACGCGCGGGATGTGCACCTCGCGACGCACTGCGGGCGCTCCTTCCAGCGCGTCGAGGTCGCGCAGGGCGAGACGTGGCTCGTGTTCCAGGCCGGCCAAGCGTGCTTTCAGGCCGCGCGCCACCAGAAACCGCTGGAGCGCCCGGAGCTGTACGTGGTGCGCGGGGGCGACTGGCGGGAGCTCGGTGATCCGCATCAGCTCTCGCCGACGTCGTGGGTCGATTCGTTCGGGGAGAACCAGCAGGCAATCCGCGACTCTATAGGGAGAGGTTGACATCAATGGCAAAGGCAAGCGGTATCGCGTGGACCACGTTCTCGGTGGACGACGCGACCAACACACAGCAGGCGATCGTGGACGACATCACCGACGTCAAGATCGCCACCCCGCGCGCGGTGCAGGACATCACGGGCATGGACAAGTCCGCGATGCAGCGGCTGCTCCTGCTCGCCGACCTCACCCTGACCATGAACGGGGTCTTCAACGGCGCCGCGAACATGTCGCACGCCGTGTTCTGCACCATCCCGTCCACCTCGGTCGCGCGCCTGGTGACGATGGTCGTCAACTCCAAGACCCTCGCACCCACGGTCGTGCTCACCGACTACCCCCTCACCCGCGCCACCGGCGGCGCGCTGACCTGGTCGGTGCCCGGGTCGCTCTCCTCCGGCACCGCACCGACCTGGTCGTAAGGACACGTATATGAGCGATGGTTTCCGCCTGGAGCCCAAGCAGTACAACCTCGACTTCGAGGACCCGAAGCTCGATGGTCTCCAGGTCCAGCTGACCGGCATGAGCATGCAGGAGGCCCTCGACCTGGACCTGCTGCGCTTCGCCCCCTGGAAGGGCGTCGAGGACAACGCGGAGCGCCAGCGCGCCATCGCCGAGACCATCGTCGCGCACCTGGCCGGCTGGAACCTGACCGAGAAGGACCGCACCCCCACGCCGCCGACCGCCGACGGGCTCCTGTCGCACGACCAGGAGATCCAGACCGCGATCGTCGGCGCATACGGGCGCGCGATCCGGGGCGTCCCGGCCCCTTTGGGCAGCGGATCGACGAATGGCGAGGGGGTGGACTCACTGCCGACGGAAACGTTGCCCGCGAGCCCGTAGAACACCGGCACGCCGACCTGATGGTGGCGTTGTGCGACCGGTTCCACAAGCTCCCGTCCGAGATCCTCGCCGAGGACGCCTCGCTGCTCCAGATGATCGCCATCGTCGAGAGGGGGAAGCCCCAGCGTGACGAATATTATTGAGATCCGCGTCCAGACGGTCAACGACATCGCGGCGGGGCTCGCCGGCGCCAAAGCCGACGCCGTCTCCGGGGCGCAGGAGATCGCCGGGATCTTCGAGGAGGCCGGCGGCGAGGCCGGGGACGGGTTCGCCGCCGCGTTCGCCGCGGCCCTGGGCGGCAGCATCGGCAAGAGCGCGGCCCCCGCGGGCGAAGAGATCGCAGGCGCGCTGACCGAGTCCGCGGCCGGCGCCGGGGACGCGATGGCCGCCGAGATCGGCGACGCCCTGGGCACCGGCCTGGCGTCCGCCGGCGAGCGCGCCGGCGCGGCGGCCAGCGACGGCATCGCGAGCGGCCTGGACGCCGCGCGGTCCGAAGCGGAGTCGGCGGCTGGCGCGATAGGCGCCGCGCTCGCAGAGGGAGTCGCGGAAGGCGCTTCCGGCGCCGGGGACGCGATCGGCCAGCAGCTCGGCGACGGATTGTCCGGGAAGGCGCAGGCCGCAGGAACACAGGCTGGCCAAGCGCTCGCGGAGGGCTTCGACAACGCCACCGCGGGGCTCGGCCAGGAGACGGCCCAGCACGTCGAGACCGCGCTGTCCGGCCTGGCGCCCGCGGCGAGTTCCGCCGGCAGCGCCGCGGGCACCGCGCTGGAGGCCTCGGTCGCACACGGCCTCGCCGCGCTCGCGTTTGCCGGGGCCGCTGCGGGCACCGAGCTCGCCCTCGGGATCACGGCGGGCGCGGCCGCGGCCGTCGGCGCCGTCGCCGGGATCGCGGAGGCCATCCAGGCGCAGCTGACCGGCGAACTGAGCGAAGCCGGCGCCTCCTCCGGCTCGGAGCTCGGGATCAGCGTCGGGGACGGCGCGCAGTCGAGCGCCGGGAGCGCGGCGTCGATGATCGCCCGCGCCCTCGAAGCCGACCTCGCCGACGCCCTGGCCGAGTCGGGGGGAGCCGCCGGCATCTCGCTACTCCACGGCATCCAGGACGGTGCGACCGGCGGCGGCAAGACCGTGGCCGCGAAGATCGCCTCCGCCATCGAGGCGCCTTTGACCGACGCGATGGGGGAGGTCGGCGCTGAGGCCGTCGGGGCGCTCTTCACGCAGGTGAGCGCGGGCCTGGACGTGACGGTGGCGGAGATGGGCGCCTTCGCCGGGCGCCTGGGCGCGCTGCGCGCCCAGGCCGGTACGGCTGCCGCAGGCCCCGTGGCGCAGGCGGCGCAGGAAGCGGCCGAGGAGGCGCCCGCCGCGCAGGAGGCGATCGCCGAGGCCCTCGGCGCCGCAGAGGCCAAAGCGATCGATGAGGCGAGCGCGCGCGCCGAGGCCGCGGCCGCGGCGGCCGGCCCGCGGATCGCCGCAGCGGTGCGCACCTCCATGGCCACGGCCGTCCACGGCGGGATGGCCGGCGGCCCGAACGTCGATCCCTCGGAGCTACTCGCGTCCCTCAGCCCGCAGGCGTTCGACCCGCTCGTTCCCGACCTGGCATCGAGCGTTTCCGGGGCGTTCACCCGCGCCTCGAAGCTCGGGCTGCAGGACGCGGTCGCGGCCGCGCAGTCCGAGTGGGGCGCCGAGCTCGCCGGACTCGTCCCGTCCCCTGAGCGCTTCTCCTCGCTGACCGACAAGGGGATCGCGCTGTGGACCGAGGAGGTGCGCGCGCAGGTCGCCGAGGCCGGTCCGGGACTCGCGGACGCGTTCTCCAACGCCATGGCGCTCGGGCTCGGCGGCATGGACTGGTCCTCGCTCACCGGGGCGCAGGCCACGGCGCTGATGGGGGCGATCCGCGGCAGCCTGGTCGAGGGCGCGGACGCGGCCGCGCCCCAGGCCGAGGCCGCGATGGAGCAGCTCGGCGCCGAGTCCACCGAGGCGCTCGCCGTCGCGGTGCAGTCCACCGGGTCTGCGGTCGCTGACGCGCTGATCGGGAAGATCGTCGAAGCGCGCGAGGCTGCCACCGCGCAACTCGTCGAACTCGCCGTCGCCGCAGGCCAAGAGGGCGACGAAGCGGGCGGCAGGTTCGCGACGTTCTTCTCCCAGGCCGTGAACAGCGTGCGCCTGGTCTTCGCCCAGGACCCGGAAAAGGCCGCGGAAGCCGGCGCCGAGGCCGGCCGCCAGTACGCAGACGCCATGGTCGAACAGCTCGAAGCGGAGTTCGGGGAACTCCCGCAGGCCGCGGCCGAGGAAGGGGAAGAGGCCGGGGGCGCGTTCGGCCAGTTCTTCTCCAGCGCCGCCAGCGCCGTCCTGGGAGTGTTCGCGAAGGACCCGGCAGCGGCGGCCGGCGCGGAGGCCGGCGCCGAGTTCGGGGACGCGATGGTCGAGCAGCTCGAGGCCCGGCTGGCCGCCATCGGGGAGAGCGGGGACGCGGGGTTCGCCGCGACGCTCGAGCAGCAGCTGGAAGCGCAGCTGCGCGCGGCTGCGCAAGAGGCCACGGCAGCGTACGAGCAGCAGCTCGTCGAAGGCATCGCCGAGGCCGAAACCGAGGCGCAGGCGCAGCTCGGCGAGATGCGCATGGACGTCAACCTCGACCAGATGTTCTCCAACCTCACCCAGAGCCTCCCGGCCGATTTCGTGAACGCGTTCTCCGCGGTCCGCCAGGGCATCGCCGTGACCGAGGAGGAGTTCGCTCAGTTCAGCGAATACGGGCAGCAGCAGCTGCGGGCCCTGGTGACGGTGCTGGATACCGAGGGCGTCCAAGCCGCGGACCAGTTCATGGAAGCGCTGTCCACGAAGTCGTTCAACGAGCGCCTGAATCCGGCGTCGCTGATGGCCGGCAGCTCCTCCGAGATGGAAGGCGTGGCCTCCGAGTTCGGGGGCGTCGAGAAGGCCGCGGCCGGAGCGGCTGCCTCGGTGGGCGGCATGGGCGCGATGATGAGCGGGCCGCTCATGATGGGCGCGATGGGCGCGATGACGATCCTGCCGATGCTCTCGGGCCTGTTCACTTCGAGCGCGGCCTCGGCGTCCGATTTCACCTCCGCCGTGTCGCAGGACTCGAATGCGGTCGGCGACAACACCGCGGCCACGATCCAGCAGACGCTCGCGAAGTCGAACCTTGCCGGGATCTCCAACCAGCTCGGGCTCTCGCAGTCGCAGCTGATCGAGTACGCGGCCGGCGAGGCGAACGTGCAGGCACAGGTCACTGCGGCGTACAACGCGCAGACGGAGGCGTTGCAGAAAAACCAGCAGCAGACGCGGGTGACGGCGGGGAAGTCGGGCGCGAACGCGGACAACCCGAGCGCCCAGTCGCTCTCGCAGCTGCAGCAGCAGAAAGCGGCGCTCGACGCGGTGGCCGCGGCGGTGGCGGCTGCGGTCAACGAGGATGCGGCGAACTCCGCCGCACTGCTGGCGGCCGAGCAGACCACGAAGATCTACGACGCCAGCGTGGCCGCTCTCGGCGAGTCGCAGCTGCTTCAGGTCCAGCAGACGAAGATGTCGAACCAGGCGACCTCGGAGTACGGCTCGCAACTGCTGGCGGCGGCCTCCAGCGCGTCGTATGCCGCCGCGGCGGTCGGCGCGAACGGCGTGAACATGCAGCTGCAGGCCCAGGCGACGCAGTACACGAACGAGGCGACCGTCCAGTACGGGAACAACGTGCTGGTGATGGCGCGCAGCACGCAGGCGTTCAACGCGGCGCTCGGTGCGTCGAACATGACGATGCAGCTCAACGCGCAGAACAGTGCGATCTCCTCGGTGGGGCTCCTGAACCTGGGCAACTCGCAGCTCGGGCTCAACCAGAAGCTCGTCTCCTCCGAGACGGCGTACGCCGAGGCGCAGCAAGGCGCGTCTGCGTACAGTGCGGCGGTCACCGCGCTCAACGGAGACGCGATGTCGCTGGCGCAGGCGCAGAACACCCTCGCCGGGGACATGGTGTCGGCCAAGGCCACGTTCGATCAGAACTCCGATTCGCTGAAGTTGAACACGCAGGCCGGGGTGAACGACCGGGAGGCGCTCGTCTCGGCGTCGCAGTCGATCGTGGCCATGGCCGTCGCCCAGTACCAGTCGACCGGCAACATGAACGACGCGAACAAGACGATCTCCCAGCAGATCACCGCGTACGTCAACGCCACCGGCGCCACCGGGAAGGCGAAGACGGCGATCGAGTCCTACCTCGAGTCGATCACGCACATCCCGGCGAACGTCTCGACGACCGTGCACGCCAACACGTCCACGGCCTCCAGCGCGATCAGCTCGCTGCAGAACCAGCTCGCGCTGCTCGAATTCCAGGGCGTCAACTCCGTGCAGCAGCAGGTCTCCCTCGTCAAGCAGGAGATGGGCCACGCCGCCGGCGGGTTCAGTGGGATGAGCTACGCCGCGCAGGGCGGCTCCCAGTACGGCGGTCCGACCATGATCAACGAGCAGGGCGCGGAGATGGTGAACCTCCCGAACGGCTCCCAGGTCATGCCGGCCGCGAACACCGCGTCGATGATGGCCAACGGGTTCGGGATGGGACCCCAGCGCATCCAGCTCGAATGGGTCGGCGCGAGCGACGACCCCCTGTTCGAGATGCTGCGCCAGGGCATCCGGGTACGCGGCGGCGGCGGCTCCAACAGCGTGCAGCGCGCGCTCGGGCAGGTGACGCGATGACGAGCTTCCCGCAGTCCCCCCTCGGGACGATGGTCGAGCTGTATCTCGGGTCGTGGACGGACATCTCGACGTACGTGTATCAGCGCGCCCTGGTCGCCATCAGCAGCGGCAAGCAGAACCAGACGTCGCAGATCTCCCCGGCGCAGTGCACGATGGCGCTCAACAACCGCGACGGGCGTTTCAGCATCAGCAACCCGGTCGGCCCCTACTTCGGGTCGCTGGTGCGCAACACCCCGGGGCGCGTGTCGGTGCCGAACTCGCTGCTGCCCGCGCCCGGGAACACCACGTACATGCGGTTGCAGGACGACGCGGTGTCCTACGCGTCGTGCCCGGCCGCGTCCCGGATCGAGCTGACCGGGTCGTTCGAGGTGCGGATCGACGTGGACGTCCACGGATACGGTCCCGTGGTGCTCGCCGGCAGCTGGGGGGCGTCGGCGTCGGTGCCGCAGCAGCGCTCGTGGGCGCTCGTGCTCACGCCGAGCGGCCAGGTGGGGATCTGCCTATCGCAGGACGGGACGGCGCTAGGGGTGACGGGTCCGACCGTGTTCTCGGACCCGAACGCGCCGCTGCCCCTCGGGCGCTGCGTGATCCGCGCCACGGTGAACCTGAGCAGCGGTGTCGTGGGCTTCTCGTACGGTGCGGCCGGGCAGATCAACGGCTCGACATTCACCGCGCTGGGTGTGAACGCGGTCTACAGCGAGGCGATCCCGGCCTCAATCTTCGCGTCCAGCACGCAGCCGCTGACCGTCGGCTATGCGCCGGGCATGGAGTACGACGTGCAGCAGCTGAGCACGCTCCCATACGAGAACGCGTGGCTCGGGGTGACCGGCTCCATCTTCGACTTCCAGCTGCGATCGAGCATCGGCGGCACCGTGGTCGCCCAGGCCGCGTTCAACGCGCAGAACGCCGGCGCGACGAGCTGGACGGACTCGCCGGGCAACACCTGGACGCTGAACGGCACCGCGGCCCTGGTGAACCGGTCCTACCGGTTCCACGGCGAGCTCGCCCAGGCCCCGAAAGCCTCGGACCCCTCGCTGACCGACATCTACTCGCAGGCCACCTTCTCCGGGGTGCTCCGGCGCCTGCAGCAGGCCGAGAACCCGCTGAACTCCCCGATGTACCGGGCGGTCCTCGCGCAGGCCACCTCCGGCTCGCTGTTCGCGGCGCCCGCCGTGGCGTACTGGCCGTGCGAGGACGGGATCGGTGCCACCCAGCTGGCCTCCGCGATCACCGGGGGCAGCGCGATGACGATCAACGGCGCGCCGCAGCTCTCGAGCAACACCGACTTCCTGTGCTCCGATTCCCTCCCCACCCTCAACGGGAGCCGCTGGAGCGGCAACGTGAGCTCGGCGGGGATGTCCTGGAGCGAGAACGTCCTCGGACTGCTGCTGGAGCTCCCATCCGGCGGGGAGGCCAACGGCGCGGTGATCGCGTCGCTGTTCACCGCCGGCACCTACGCGCGCATCGACCTCGTGTACGCGTCCGCGTCCTCGGGCTCCCTCGGCTACAACGCGTACAACTCGGCCGGGACCCTGGTGGCGAACGTCACGGGCGTGCAGTACGAGACCAACGGGGGCGCCGTCACCGTGGGGGTGAACGGGAATCGGGCGCTGATCGAGATCAGCATCACGCCCAGCGGCGCGGACGTGTTCTGCAACCTCAACGCGCGCGTGCCCGCGAGCGGCGCGGTGACCGGCGCCAACGAGTTCGTCCTCGGCACCGTCGGCGCGGTCACACGCGTCATGATCAACCCCAACGGCACCCTGACGAACACCGTGGTCGGCCACGTGTTCGTCGCGAACGCGGGCGACAACGGCAGCCAGCTCACCTCTCCCGGATACGGGGCCCTCGGAGCATGGGTGGGAGAGCCGGCCGGGGCCCGGGTGCAGCGGCTGCTGACCGAGGAGAGCGTCCAGGCCCGCGTATACGGGCATCCCTCGCTCTCGGCGCCGATGGGCGCGCAGAGCATTGAGACGCTCCCGGAGCTGCTCCAGGAATGCGAGACCACCGACGGCGGAATGCTCATCGAGCCCCCCACCTGCGTCGGAATGGGCTACCGGACGCTGTACTCGCTCTACAACCAGTCCGCGAAAGCGGTCGCCGCGTTCACCTCGGCCGCGGTGGCCGCGGGGTTCTCCTCGATCGCGGACGACCTGCTCTCCGTCAACGACGTGACCGCGACGAACATCGACGGCAGCTCTGCACGGCAGTATCTGGCCTCCGGGCCCATGTCGGTGCTCGCGCCCCCCAACGGCATCGGCCGCGTGGATACCGAGGTCCAGGTGAACGCCGCCTCCGACACCCAACTCCAGCCGATCGCGCAGTGGATCCTGCACGTCTCCACCGACCCGCACGAAAGGTTCCCGGCGATCCCGTTCGACCTCGCACGCCCGCAGACCCCGTATTCGGTCGCGACGCTGCGCGCCGGGGACCTCCTGGCCGTCACCTCCCCGCCCACCTGGATGCAGTACGACGAGGTCGACCAGCTCGCCGCCGGGTTCACCGAGAACCTCGGGCCGGCCGGGACGTGGCAGATCGCCGTCAACGGGATCCCCGCCTACCCGTACACGATCATGTCGGTTGCTCCCGCGCTCTCCACCGCGGCATCGTTCGCCGGGTCCGGGGCGTTCGCGACGCACATCGACACCGACGGCACGACCCTCACCTCCTCGGTCACCTCCAGTGCAACCGGGCTCTCGTTCACCACGACCGAGACCGGCATGCCGGTCTGGACCACCAACCCGGTCGACTTCCCGTTCGACGTGCAGTGCGCGGGCGAGCGGATCACCGTGGTCGGCCCGGGCGCGTGCCTGGGGATCGATCCGTTCCTCGCGAACGGGGTCACCGACTACGCGGGGCAGCAGGCGAGCATCTCGCTCTCCACCGCGCACGGGGCCCCGGCGGTGGCGAACGGATACGCCACGAGCGTGATCCTGGTCGCCCCGGCCGGGGCCCCGAACACCTTCGCGGACGTCGTGGGGACCGCCACCGGCGCCGGCACGGTGGCGACGAGCACCGGGCACACGCTGTGGGCGTGGGTGTTCAACACCACCGGGCGCACCTACCAGCTTGCCGCGAACTGGTTCCTGGGCGCCGGGTACGTCTCGACGTCCCTGGCGACCGGGGTGGCGATCCCGGCCGGGGTGTGGACGCTGATCACCGGCACCGTCACCTCACCCGCTTCCGGGGTCAACGCGGTACAGCTCGCGGTGAGCGACCAGTCCTCCCCTGGCGCCGGCAACACCTTCTACGTGTGGGGCCTGGACGGCTGCCCCACCGCGGGGATCAACGCGGCCTCCCCGCAGGCCTTCACCGCCGTGCGCTCCGTGAACGGCGTCGTCAAGGCGCAGGGCGCCGCCACGCCGGTCAGCCTGTGGTACCCGCCCACCATCGGACTCTGAGAAGGAGGCCCGCATGCCGCTTGCCGGAGAGAACGGCACCGCTTCGGTGCTCACCGTCGGGCTGCCGTACGACTCGGTGCCGCTCATGGCGTCCTCGAACGGGACCCCCACCTCCGGCACGACCGAGACGTTCGACGCGGTCCTCGGGTATCTGCAGTGCAGCCTGGTGCTCGGGCACTGGTACCGGGCGGCTCTCGACGACGCGATCGGCAACGGGTCGGTGGCGGCCGACGTGTTCACGGTGCAGATCCGCAATTCGCAGTCGGCGTCCAACCCGACCTCCAGCTCGACGCTGGTGGCGCAGACCGAGTTTTACGCTTCGGCTATTGGAACGGCGGGGCGCACCGGGCTCGTGCTGGGGGCCCCGTTCGAGTGCACGGTCGCGGGGTCGAACACATTCGGGGTATCGGCGACGCGCCAAAGCGGCACCGGGGTTTTCACACCGGTGGGCTCGCGCTGGCTGTACGTGGTGGACCTGGGCGGCAACTGATGAAGAAGGGGAAGGGCGCGATGACCGGATGGTCCTGGTACTGGCTTTTCTGGCTCGTGATCGGCTTCGGAGTCCCGGAGGGCATCGCGCTGGTGCGCAACCCGAAGGACACGCTCTCCTACCAGGTATGGGACCTGGAAGGGTCCGGGGCGACGTTCATGCGATACGTCGTCGCGGCGTTCCTGGTGTGGCTGCTGCTGCACATGGTGTTCAGGCTCTTCCGATGAAAGGGGTCGACGTGAGCGCGCAGCCCGAACCCATGCGCCAGACGGCGCCGTACCCCGAGATCCTCGCGGCCCTGGTCGATCGCGTCCGATACCGGGCCGGCTGGCGGTTCGCGCTGGCCGACCTCGACCGTGGCCAGGGGAGCGTCGGACTCACCCTCGTCATCACGACGCTCGGCACGAACTCGTACCACCCGGAGGAGACCAACTACCGGGTCAACCACTACATGATCGTCCCGGCCGCCGCGTACGACGAACGCTCGTGGCGGCGCTGGATTTTCGAGCAGCTGCTCCTGGTCGAGCGGCATGAGGCGATGGAGTTCTTCCGGGTCAAGGAGGAGAGGCCCTTTGCCCCGTCCCACGGGTTCGGTCAGGACCCGTACATCGTGCGGGAGTTGGGCACCGAGCAGGACCAACGCACGTCCTTCCGCAACGAGCTGAATGGCTGACGGGGGAAAGATGTCCGAAGTTGCCGCACACGACCAGGCCGAGACGCACCACTACGCCGTGCATTTCCCGGAGCATCCGGCGCGCACCGACGACCCCCACTACAAGGACTTCGACCACCTGCACCGCGAGTGGAAGAAGGACCCTGAGAAGTGGCAGTGCGCGATCGGGAAGCACCGCGGGGACTTCTCCGAATGCGACCTCGCCAAGCCGCTCGAGCTGCACCACTCGCACGTCGAGTTCTCGCTCCAGAACGGCGTCGACCTCGCATGGCTGGAAGCCGACTATCCCGGCATCAGCGACCCGGAACAGGTGGGCGCATGGGTGGAGTCCGCGGACAACCTCATCGTCCTGTGCGTCTTCCACCACCGCGGGCACGGCGGCGTGCACGTGGCCGCGGCCGCAGACTACGAGGCCGAGAAGTACGTTAGAGGGCTGATCTCGTGAGCGGCACGGGGCGCAAGGCGCTGACCGCGGCGTCGATCTTCGGGTTGTGCGACGGCTTGATGTCGATCCTCGGCGTGATCTTCACGCTGCGCGCCCATCCGGCGCTGGTGCCGTGGTCGGCCGCGATCGGAGGGATCGGCGCTGGGCTGTCGATGGCGGTCGGCCAGTACGTGTCCACCGACAACGACGACGGCGCCCCGGCGTGCCTGACGCTCGGGCTCGCCACGAGCGTCGGATCAGTGCTGCCGGCGCTCCCGTATCTGGCGCTGCACGGGGCCGCGGCGATCTGGAGCACGGGCGCGATCTGCTTCGTGCTCGTGTGCGTCGTCGCGGTGCTGCGCACCGGCGGACGCGCGCGGCGCGGTGTGCTGGTGTTCGGGTTGCTGTCCGGGGTGTTCGGCGTGACCCTGGGCTGCGCGCTGGCCGCTCCGGCAGGTGCCTGATGGTCCAGCACGGGGGGACGCTCTGGGCGCGGCACGGGCACGTCGCGCACGACCTGTCCTTCGGCGAGCGAGCGGCGGACCGGCTGAAAGCGGTATTCGGAACGTGGTCGCTGCTGTTCGGGATCATCGCGTTCATCCTGTTCTGGCTGTCCTTCATCACGGACCCGGGCGAGCTCAAGCTCAACCTCGGACTCTCCTTCGTCGCCTCGGTGCAGGGCGTCGTGCTACAGATCGCCGCGAACCGCGGGGACCGGATCAGCGCGCAGGTCGCGCTGCACACGCAGAAGAACACCGACGAGCTCATGGAGCTCAACAAGCAGCAGCTCGCGATCCTGACGGAGCTCAAGCAGCTACGCGCCGCTGTCGAAGCGAAGGGAGATCCCTCATGACACGTCCGATGTTCGACGGAATCAACACAGACGTCCCGGCGATCGCCGCGATCCTCTCCGCGATCCCCCTGGTCGCAGGGTACGACGACGGGGATTACGCCTGGTCCGCCGAGGACTGGGACCGGTTCCCGAACTCGGTGCACGTCCACATCGTGGTGCACGCGTCCACGAACTCCGGGTCGGTGCTCGACGTCGAGAACGGCGATGCCACCCCCGCGCAGGCGGTGGGCTGGGTGGTGATGCGCCGCGCGGCTGGCGCCGACCCGTCCGTGTACTGCAATCAGCAGGACACCGGCACCGGCTGGCCGGCGGTACGCGCCGCGTTCCAGGCAGCCGGCGTGGCCGAGCCGCACTACTGGGTGGCCGCGTACGTGCAGGATCCGTCGCAGGTGCCGGAGATCCCCGCCGGCGCGATCGCGCTGCAGTACTACGACTTCGGCGACTACGACGGATCCGTGGTCGCCGACGACTGGCCCGGTGTCGACGAGGCGCCCATGCCTCCCGAACCGCCCGCGCCGCCGACCGTTTCCCTCGAGGAGGATCCCATGCAGATCGAACCACTGACCGCGCACCCGGACGAGTACGCCCTCGTCGCCCCCTCCGGCCTGCGCACGCTCACGCTGGTGGCCGACGGCTACAGCCAGCCGGGCGCCGGGGTGCGCGTGGCCATCTGGGCCGGCAACAGCTGCACCGTCCTCGACGACGTGACCATCGGGGGCGAGTCTGGGGTGCACACCTTCGGGCACACGCTTCCGGCCGGCTGCACCGGGGTGACGGTGCGGCGCCTGGACGCGCAGGACTATCCGGTGGCCATCGGCTTCCGGCCGTGACCTGAACGGCGCGTAGAGAGCCGGGGCCGGGAATGGTGCGCGAGGGGTTTCGCAAGCTGGCGGGTGCGCTGCGCCAGGAGCCGTACGAGGCGGCGATCGGCACGGCGTCGCTCTCGGGCGTCGTGGAGATGGCGACCGGCCGCGGGTCGAACGCGCTGTCGGTGGTGATTCCGCACTGGGCGTTGCACGTGCTGGGCGCCATGGCGATGGTCGGGGGCGCCTTGACGTTGGCCGGTCTCGTGGTGGCGGCGCTGGCGGCGGACGACGCCGGGGGCGTCCTTGCCCGGCGCATGGAGCAGACAGGACAGATCATGCTCTCTGGTGTGCTGGTGGCGCTCGGTATAGGCGCCACGACCTACGGGATCAGCAGTCTCATTCCGGGTGCGATGCAGCTGGCGGTGGGGGCCGCGGCGGCGGTGCGGGCGGCCGCGATCGCGCGAATCCTGCGCACGGGTGCGCGGCGGCCATGAGCGCCGGGAACCTGTTCGCGGACGCGGCCGCGCTGGCCGCGTTGGCGAGCGCGGCGTT